TCGGGATTTTCACTTCCCATTTCACTTTCGGGATTTTCACTTCCCATTTCACTTTCGGGATTTTCACTTCCCATTTCACTTTCGGGATTTTCACTTCCCATTTCACTTTCGGGATTTTCACTTTCAATTCCCGAATATCCACTTTTAACAGAAGTTTCACTCTCAGTTACAGAATTTTGAATATTATCTGATATTTCTTCATCACCTTCATCTCCTCTTATATATAATTTTTCTCCTACCAATTGTTGATTTTGATTTGGTTTCTGACTAGTGGGCATTTTACTCTTTGGTATTTTAGTTGAAAGCATTTGATTCATATCTGAATTTAGATATGTATTAGGATTTCCCATTTCATCATCTTCTTCATCTGATGTATCTACTAAAAATTTCTTCTTGTCTTTCATTTTTGAAAGTTTTTTATTTAATGAATTTATTTCATTTTCTTCTTTTTCTTTTTCAATTTCTTCGGGTGTTTTTTTATCTTCTATTTCTTCTTCTTCTTCTTCTTCTGAATCAATCAAGGATGATATAAATTTCTTAATAGGACCAAATGATAATTCATCTAATGATTCAGATGGTAAATTATCTTTTAATTTTAAAATTGTTTCTTTACTAATATTTACTTTTGATTTTAATTTATCTAAGATATTTTTAAGATATTCTATTTCTTTAAGGATCATGTTAGGAATTAAAACAGAATTTAATATAATTTCTGAAAAATTATCAGGTATTTTTCTGAAATTATTTTGATAATTCATATTATTTAATTTATCACCTTTATCTTCCATAAGATAAGAAGGTTTATGTATAGTACTTAAATCTAATAATATCTTTGAGTGATTATTATTATAATTTTCTAAAATTGATTCTAAATTATTATTACAATTATTGATTTGAGAATCACATTCATTACAATATGATTGTAAATCATTTAAATCATTACCAATATAAACATTATTTTTCATTAAATTTTCTAAATTATTCATTTTTGAATCTAAATTTAAGACTGAATTATTACAATTTACTAAATCAGAATAATTAAAATTATCATTATTTTTGGTTCTAAAAATATCATCATAAGATATTTCATTATCATAATTAGGCCATTCGTGAATAATAGAATTAATCTTATCTTTAACAAATGGAACATTCTTTCCAATTATCTCCATATTACGATTAATTTTAGAATCGATCGCGTTTAATAAAGATAAAATATTAGTATTATTATTTTTACATAACATAATCGCGTGATCTAAGAATGAACGTTGCATTATTTTATCCCCTGAAATATTTCTGATTTCGATTGGTTTTACAGGACAAACTCTACCATTAGCACATTCTTCAACAAAATCATTCATAACATCTAAATCTAAAAGATTGTTCATTATATATAACTATTAATATTTATTTTTTTAATAAACCAATACATTTGATTTTTCCTGGATATTTTTCTAATATTATATATTCATTGAAAACTTTACTTGTTCCATGAACACCAATACTTTTAAATAATTTTGTTGGTGATATTTTACTTCTATCTTTATTTTTTTTATCATAATAACTATTTGCTTTAACTCCTTCATTTAAATGATCTCTTCCTCCAGGATGATCATTAAACCAACTTGAACTTATTTTATGAATCCATTTATTACCTTTATATTCAAAAATAATCCATGATTTTCTTCTTAATACCTGATGTATATTATATTCTTTTTTCTTTTTTATAGTATTCTTTTTTTTTCTACCTCCTTCTTGAATATTTAATTTTTTAATAATATCATTTGCCATTGTAAGAGATCCTTCAATCCAACATTGATGCTTACTTAATCCTTCATTACATAAATATATTTCTTTATCATCAAATGGTTTTAATAATTTTTTATAATCTTCATTCATTTTAGTATTTACTTTCCACATATGAACTCCATCTTTCCAATAATAAATTTTATAATCAATTGGTTTAGGTGGAGTTATATTAAATAATTTTTTTATTTCTTTGTGTAATTTTTCTGTTAAGACTTTTTCACCTAATTGTGACCAATTATTCCATATATCAGCAGTATATAAATCACTATATGAAATCATAATTATTCCATTTTCATAATCAATTGGAATTATATGACGTATATAATTATCTGTAATTGTTCTAGGAATACCATCAAACCAAACTTTCCCATTTTTATTTAAAGGATATTTAGCATAAATTCGAATCAACTGAATAGGTTGTATTTTTTCTAAAATATTAAGATCTTTAAATAATCCAATTTTATTTATCTGAATTGGAGGGATTGTTGATATAATTTTTTTACCTTTCACTGTTGTATTTGTTTCATTCATTTGATATTTAATTTTATTATCAGTTATATCAGTTACAAGTGAATTCATTTTAATAGTAATATTATCTTTTAAATGATCTTCTAAACTATCAACTATTTGTCCTAAACCTCCATTTAAAATATAATACTCTGTTTTTTCATCTAATAAGTCTTTTTTAAACATTTTCATTGCTGAATAAGCATTCATTTTAATAAATTCACCATCATAACCATACATATCTTTTATTTTATAAGATTCTTCTTGTCCAAATACATCAATACAATGTTGTAAAAGATTTATTTTTTGAAGATCTTTATTTGATCTTTTATGATTATAAATTTTTTTTATTTTATCAGAATTAAAATTTATTTTTTTATTTTCATAGATATGATTTATTTTTTTAGGTAATTGAATACATTTATCTTTCAAGTTTAATTCATTTATAAGTTTAAATAATTTTGTATGATTATTTGAAAACCGAGCAGCACCCAATTCAACAGGAAAATCTTGTAATGTATCTGTTTTAATTCTACCACCTAATTCGGAAGAAACTTCTAATAATAAAATATCTTTATAATTTGAATATAATTTGTATGCCAAATATAATCCAGATATTCCACCACCAATTATGATTAAATCATATGTTTTCATATCTATATTTATTGAAATATTTTATTATAACTTTTATTATTTAATAATAACTTATGAGAATGATATAATGCGACAACAACACCAATTACCAATAAAACTTTAAAACACGCTCTTAAATAATCATCATATTTAGTGAATCCTTTTGAATATTTATCACCTAAATAACCAACAATTCCCAAAAAGGGACCTACAATAAGAGCATGAAAACTATAAACCCAATTATGACCACTAATTAATACATCCATTTATTATATATTATATAATATTATGGTTAATTTTATTGTAACAGCAGATTCTGGATCAGGTTCAATGGATCAATATAAAGTTTCTAAATCGATGGAAACATTAAATAAAATTCATAAAATAAATTCTGTTCTTTTATTAGGAGATAATATTTATGAACATGGTGTTACATCTGTTACTGATCCACAATTTAAAACCAAATTTGAAGATCCTTATAAAAATATAAATAAAAAATTTTATTTATGTCTGGGTAATCATGATTATGGTAATTCTTTTAATTTGAAAAATAATGCTGATTTCCAAGTAAGTTATTCAGATATTTCTGATAAATGGAATATGCCTGAAAAATATTATTCAATTAAAGGAACAAATTATGAAATATTTATGTTGGATACAAATCTGGATTTATTTGATGAAAATACAATTATGAAACAATTCCATATTATGTCTAGAAAAATTAAAAATAGTAAAAAAAAATGGAAAATAGTTTGTGGTCATCATCCATGGAGATCTGTTGGTGGTCATGGAAATGCTGAAAGAAGATTGGAAATATTTTTTCGCGATTTATGTAAATTTGGTGCTGATTTTGATCTTTATATGTGTGGTCATGATCATTGTAAAAATATTATCTTAAAAAATCATCCGTTCAAAAAAAATAAAATGATAAATTTATTAGTTATTGGAACAGGAGGAAAAAAATATCATTCTGGAGAAAATGGAAGACCTGAATTATATAATATAAAACAAGGGGATTCTGATTTATTATTTCATTCTCCAAATTTAGGGGCATGTCTTATGAAAATAACAAATAAAACTATTAAATTATCATGCTATAATGAAGAATTAAATGAAGAATATACTCACATTATTCAAAAATAATAGGACACTCCCATAAATATCTTTTATGATAAGGAATTATACTCATTTTATATTCTTTACTTTGGATATTATATTTGTGTAATTTATGACTACTATTTGGGAAAATAAATCTTAAAAGATCTTTAATAGAATATTCATTCAAATCTTCCTTAAATTCTAAACTATTTAAATTTTGAATATAATTTTTAAAAAGATTTAAACTCGGTGTTTCATCATAGTTTGTTGCCCATTTCCAATGAATACATTCTTTAAAATAATAATGTGATGTCCAAATCAAAGAATCTAAATAATCTTGACACATATCATCATTTTCATTTTTAATATAATTATTTTCTTGAGGATAATATAGAATAGGTAAATTATTTATCATTTCTTTGGATTCATCTGTATCATTTTGAGTTTGATAATCATAAATATCTTTCACTAATAATGAATTTTTCTTTTTAAAATCAATAAAGTAATTACTATATTTTGAATATGTAATTTTATATTGTTTTTGTCTTATTTTATGTATTTTTTCGATTAAATAAGGTTCTCTTGATGATAATTCATTTAAAAATTCTTTTAAAAAAGTTAAATGAATACAATGTTTTAAATCTGTATCTATTAATTTAAAATAACCACCATATCTCTCTTGTAATAATTTATAAGTATCTATTAATATATCATATCCACCATATCTTAAACTTAAACTATCAATATGATTAATAAAATCATTTCCTAAGAAAAAGCATAAAAATATATAATCATCAATATTATTTATTTCTTTTTGAATATATTTTTTGAGATTATCAATAATTAAATAAATATATTCATTTTCTGTATTTTCTATATTATATTCCGTTCTTTCTCTTAATAAATAAATATTATTTTTTTTAGAAACCAGTGATAACATAATTAAATCAGCGTCGAGACCATAAATAACACTCTTATCAACATCATTATTTTTAATATATTGTAAGATTTTGTGTTCTCCTTCTCCTCTTTCATTAGAGTCGCTAAAAATAATATTAAAATTATAATTTTTATCTTTAATCCATTCGCGAATAGTATAGTTTAATTTTTCCATAAAATATGTTCCAGGAGAAATAGCATTTGTATTCCATTGTTTATTTTCAAATACAGATTTATATCTTCTCATTCTTTGTTGTTTCATTTTTCCCTTAGGAGGAATACCATCTATAGCAATATATAATAAATCTTCTACATTTGTATATTGAATAATTTCTTCTATTTTTTGTATTATTTTTAATATCATAATTGATTCATCTGTTTCACCACTACAACATGGATGAATAGCACAATTTAAATCTAAAAATAAAGATTTACAATCATTTAATTTATCTTTTTTTAGGATATAATTTTCATATTCTTTTACAATTGTTTTAAAATAAACTGGTATTCCCATATTATTTATAATATTCTTGTTTTAACTTTAACTAAAATTAAAAAGTAAATACTAGAAAACAAGATTGTGTTTTATCTTTTTGTTTGTAAAACATTACAGTATTTATCTTGTTATATATAGCAAAGGCACAGGCTGGCCAATCGCCAGTTATAAAAAATGTATTTTTTTTATAATAATCATCTGTCTTAGTAGCGAATAATTGTCTTTTTTCTTCTTTAGAAGGATAATTATCAGGTTTTTGAATATTTAGATCATTTTTAAATTTATAAAGATATTTAGCAAATAATATTTGTAAATGATCACCTGAGCGTTTCTTTTGTACATTTAAAGATATACTTCTTTTATTTTCTAGACTAATAGATCCTGGAGCATCAGCAACATTACTCTCTATTATATCTAGATTAGCACTAGTTTTTAACCAATTTTGAACACTCGGTTTATTATTTTCTTTTTTAGGATTTGTTGTATTATAATTCATTTGTGGAATCGTTGGATGTGTCCAGTTTTGATAAGAATAAGGTTTTGTAATCATATAATTAGCATTAATTGTATAATCTGACATAAAATCTTGTTTTGGTATTTGTGCTCCTTCAGAAAGATTGCCCACCATAATATTTTTGGTTACCAACCATGAACATAGATGACATGGAACTCTTTCATCAAAACCAATTACATTTGGTTTACCATTATATTTATTGAATATTTTGTCAAACTTTGGAGAATGAGGCCAATTTTTACCAGCACTATCTCCCATTGTAACAGTTGAATGAACGACATTTATTGTATAATTTTGAAAACTTAAGGGAGATAATCCTCCAGTACTTTTTTGATTTGTTAGAGAATTATCACCTAATAAATGACCTAATTTATCTCCTGTATCAATTACAAAAAAAGCATCCACTGATCCATTACTATTAGGATTACCTTCACAATCATCAAACATATGAAATAAATTTTTGTCTTGAAAATTTGTATAAGAATCATGATCTTGATGATATTTTCTAATTTTTACGTTTTGATTACCCGATTCTGTTTTCACCACACAAGTTATTAGAATTCCATCATTAGATGTTGGTTTAAAATCTTTATCATATAACTGAGATGGTTCATATCCTACAACATATTTGAAAGATCCTGGATCATCTTTAAACCAATTACTACCAACAATTGGTAAATTACAGGGAGTATCAATTCTTGAAGATTGTACAAAATCAGTTTTTTTGTGGATAGAATCTATTTTTACAGGACCTCCAGAACTAGGTCCTAAATCATGATTTATTTCAGTATTAATAAAATCACATTTTTCACTTGGAATATTTTGTGCCATATATATATATGACAGATTTTTTTCCAGGTGAAAATTTTAATTTTATTGATCTAGATCTATTTAATGGAATTGATAAACAATTATCGAGAAAAGATATAGAAACTCAATTATGGAGTAGGTCAGATAATATAACAAAAGATTTAATATATAAATGTCTAATATTAAGTATCATAACAAATACATCATATTACTACAATAATATGCCCAATTTAGAAGTGTCCTCGAATTTTAATTATGAATTTGAAGATTTTTTAAACATTTTTAGAATTGGAGAGTTACCAGAAAAATTACAAAACGGATTAGGTTTTGAAACAATAATAGATCATTTTAAAATAATTTTGAATAATAATAATTTATTAAGATATCATTTATTATTAATATATTTAACTGATTTATTTGATTATGATTTAAAATTTCAAAGAAATTATAATATTATTATAAATAGTCCTAATGATCTTTGGAGATTACTAAAATATTCTGATGATGGAACGCACGAAGAGAAGATATTTGATAAAGTTCAATTAATCGAATATTTAAATCGATTCGATGACTTAGAATTGAAACCACAATATTATAGAATTACAACTGAAAGTGGAGAAGTTTTACCTATTTCTATGATAACAAATGATTATGGATTTATTTCTTCAAAATATACTGAAACGGAACCATTTATAAACAAAATTACAAGAATAATGGTTCCAGAAAGACCTTCAGGATTAGTTGATGAATATGCATTAGAAATTTATCCGGTAAAATGGGCAATTAAATCAGAAACAACACCAAGAAAAAGAAATATGGTTAAAGGACCGAGACAAAATGATTATCGTGGAAATAGAAGATCAAAGTTCAAAGATAAACAAAATTTAAGAAGAAGTGAAAAGGCAATGGGATCAAGAATGATATTAGGAGATCTACGTAATCAATCTATAATATCTGAGGTACAAACAGAACCAGTACTAAATCCTTGGTTATCAAATCAGGAAAATATTTCACCACAATTTAAGGAAATAGTTCATCCTTTAAGTGAACATCCTACTCAATTAGCACAAATGCCAATTCCTGTATCAGGGATACAGAGTTTTAATCCTGGTTTTAATCCAGGTTTTAATCCTGGTTTTAATCCTGGTTTTAATCCTGGTAATTTTTCTTTCGCACAAGCAAGCACAGCAGGCGGAGGCAGAAAAAAAACTAGGAAAAAAAGAAAAACAAAGAGATTAAAAAGGAAATCAAAAAAGAAAAATAAATCGAAAAAGAAAAATAAATCGAAAAAGAAATCAAGAATGAAAAGAAAATAATTTAATAAGTTGTGCTAATTTTTTTAATTAATGCGTTTACTGTTAATTCTTTAGCAGAAATTATATCATTTAATGATTTAATATATATTTCTTTATTTTTACCATTAACAATTAATGAAATTAATTCATTGATTGCTTTAATTTCTTCGAAAGACCATATATCTTTAAGTTGATCAATTATTGGATTTGTTTCGGGCATTTCTATTTTATTTGTTCCATCTATAATTGATATATAATGGTTTATTGTATGATGAATTGTTGTATTATTATCATATACACTATTTAATAAATTTAATCCCTTTTTACATTGTTGATATAATAATGAATAATCATCTAATGGATACCATTCTATAGATTTAATTAATGGATGATATAAATTATGAAGATCTTCTCTACAATCCCCATTAAATAATCTAATTAAACCCTGAGTTAATGATGGTTCATTAAAATGAATAGAATTATCTATTATTGATATTTTAGTACCTTTTTCTTTATATTCAAGTAATCCTAATTTTAAAATACACGATAATGGTTCTAATATTAAATTTTTTTGATTTAATGAATATGAATATGTATTCATAACTGTATTATAAAAATGATAATTGGTTAAAGCTTTATACATTTATTATTAAATTTGATTTAAAATTTAAATAATTATATTAAATATATAAAGATGATTATTCCAGTTCGATGCTATACATGTGGTGAAGTTCTCGCAGATAAATGGATTCCCTATGTGAAATCTATTCAGTCAGAAAAAAATACAGATCTTGAAGTTGATCCAAATTCAAATAATTTAGATTTAAGATATATTAATGTTAAAGATCCCTCACCTGAAAAAAGTATAGAAGGTAAAGTATTAGATGATCTAAATTTACACAAATATTGTTGTCGAAGAATGATGTTAACAAATGTTCATATTATTTCAGTTTTAACATAAAATAAATAATATACTTTATAAATATAATGACAGATTCACAGAATGATGATCCACAGAATGATGATCCACAGAATGATGATTCAGATACAGATAACGAAGAGACAAATCCGAGAATAAGACATGGGAGAGTAACTTATACTGATCATAAAATAGATCGTAAATTAGATCGTGAGAGAAGAAATCGAGAAAATGAATTTCGTAAATTAGCAAATAAATTGAATACAGAAATAATTGATCTTAAACAATTTATAAAAAAAGAAAATGTTCAATTATTTGATGATGCTGAATTAATCCAACCTTATGAAGAAAATTTATCATTAGATAGTAGACCACAATTAAATAAAGCTGGTATTCAAGAACATAATCAACATTTGAAACATTTATCTAATCATGAATTACATCAAGTTAAATCTATAAAACAAATTGATCATAGAAATAAAATTCATACTGTATTAGATGAACCAGTTGGACTAGTTTTAGACAAAACGATTAACTTTTTAGGATATTCTTTTGATGATTTTTATAAGAAAATTTATGAAGCTGAATTAATGGAGAATATTCATGGTGAAAAAACTTTCTATGAATCTATTAAGGTAAATTTAATTGCTTTTTTATTATTTTTTAGAGATAAAGATAATGTTTTGTATATAGGAATAACTATGGTTTTTTTATCTATAATAATCTATTTTATTAATATAATTACAACACAAAATGATTAATTCAAATAGTATCTCAAAAATATTAACAAATGTTGTTCAACCTAATATGAAAATTATATTATTATTATCAGTAATATTTATATTATTAATTCAATATTTAGATAATAAAATTATTATTGCTTGTGGTTTAATATTTACTATTATGATTAATTATGGAGACATTCTAAAAACATTTGAAACTATTCATAAAAATGAATCTAAAAATGAAAAAGTTATTGAAAATAATAAAAGAACAAAAAAAGAAATATATTTTGATGAAGGTTTAGATAAAATAATTAAAAAATTACACAAATACAGAAAATATAATCAAAATTCACATGATGAAGGTTATAAGTATATTAAAATGTTTTCATATATAATTCATGATTTAGAAAGAGATGATATATCTCATCCCAGACAATATTTTGAAAATGCTGAATTATATCTTACTAAAAGTCTGAATAATTATCAATCAATAAGTATTTCTGTTCCTGAAGAAAATTTTAATAATGCTTTAAAATATAATAAATTTGAATCAACTAAATTGGGAAATAGGATTGGTAAGTTATGTAAAAAATTACACAAACATTGTTTTTATTTATTATTTAATCTCTCAAAAAGATTTAATAAAGATTGGATAGAAAATCCAGATATTTATAAAAATGAAATCACAATTAATCATCAAAATGTAAAACCAATTCATTCTTTAAATTTTAACTGGGATTATTATTAAGTTTATTATAAAATACAAATATATTTGAAATATTATGAAATATACTGATAAAGATTTCTTAATTATAAAATATAAAAGCGATAGATTATTACGAAATTATAATTATAATTGTTTTGATCTTTTAAAAGATCACTTACCAACTGATTTATTTTATTCTTATTTTTTATCAAGAATAGAATATAAATTAAAAAATATTTGGAATAATATTGTAATTAATTGGATTCAAACAAAAGAAAAAATGAAAAATAATTCAAAATTTAAAAAAAGTATATATTTTAATCAAAATTATAATCACTATCATAAAATTATGAAAGATGAGGAACTAAACAATTTAATAAATTGTTTTATAAACAATGATAAATTTAAAGGTATTTATGTAATTAAATGTATTTTAAAAGATTTGATTTAATTGTTTGTAAATATTTCATTTGGTAGTCCTGCTGCTTCTAAATCTAAATCATTATGATTAGGTATTTTAATATCTTTATGAAGATCTAAGATACAACTATAATTATCATCATTCATTGCTCCTAATCTTATCATTTGTTGAATGAGATAATTAAGTTTTAATATTGAAAATAAACTTTCATTTTCATTTGATAAATTTTTTGAAGATGGAACACTTATTTCTAAATTTTCATCTTTAATATTATTAATAACTATTTTATCCTCTAAATTTTCATCAATAAATATTTCATCTGGAATATCAGAATAATCATCAAATAATAAATATTTATATCCAGTGAATGTTCTTAATTTACATAAAGTTCTTGGTTCTAATATACCAACATATATATTTTCTATTATATTATCATTAATATTAATATTTCCATTCATCATAAATATCTTTATTCTTTTTGATTTATTAAGATTAATTAAATTAGTTTCTTTGTATTTTATATTTAAGAAAGATTCATAAAATTTAATTTTATCGTTATCTACATTATCTAACATGTTATTCATTATAAGATATCTTAATTCACTTTCAACGAGTAGTATTGTAATCAAATTATCTTCTTCATTGGGTTGTTCATTAGGTTGTTCATTAGGTTGTTCATTAGGTTGTTCATTAGGTTGTTCATTAGGTTGATCATTTATTGGAAGACCACGACGAATTCTTCTTTCATTGGGTTGTTCATTAGGTTGATCATTAGGTTGTCCATTTTGAACTACATTACAAGTTCTGACATTATGACCCACTTGACCACAACGAGAACAGGGCATTTTAAAATAATTATATTTTTTAAATTAAAATTCATATAATTATTTTATCAAATTTTATAAATTCATATTACTTACGATATTTTTTTCATTCTTGGATTTACGATATAATTTCAAATCTCCTTTTGAATTTAATTTAGTATTAGTATCTTTTTTAATATTATTATTTTTAACTGGTATTATAATAGGATTATTCATTTCATTAAAGAATTTACTTTCTCTATAATCATCTATATGAATATTACCACCAAAATGTTCTAAACATAATTTATTAGGTGGAAGTTTAATAGTAATATCTTTTCCATAAATTTTACGATTATACAAATTAAATAATTCATATTTTTCCCATAATTCTCTATTTTTATAGTTATCAACGATATATCTATAAGAACAACTCAAACTACAAAAATCTCCATAAATATAAAATTTATAATCAACACATTTTAAAGGAATACTGTGCATTTTTTGTATTTTATGACAACAATTCCAACAATTATAACATTTATTATCTTTGTATTCATTAATATTTTCGTCACTATATCCTGGCAGAATATTATTATTTTCTATATCTTCAATTTTAAGTTTTATAATCATATTATCATTGATAGAATTTTTATCTAATCCTTCTGTTGTTTTGTTTGGATTAATAATAGATTTGGGTTTTCTACCTCTTTTTTTTTTAATTTTAACGGATGTTTTATCTTTTGTTTCTTCCATTATTTTATCAGTAAATATCTTTTATTTCTTTAAGTTATATTATGTGTTTAAATTTACTAATATTAAATAAAGTTAATATTAAATGTTAAGTGAATTACAATTCGAATTTGGTAGTTTTTATATATTAGTATTAGGTGTAATTATAGCTGGTTTATCATTATACTTTTATTATGAATTAAAGAATATTAAGAATATTATTAAAGAAATAGATGAATATATTAAAGAAAATGATTCAAATGACAAAATTCAATCACAAATTCCAGAAACACAAACAAATAATTTATCAAATACACAATTAAATAATGTATCTGATACTATTGAGAAAAATATTCAATTAGATTCTCTTAAAGAAATTGTAGAAAATCCTGATACTATTGAAAAAACTGATACAAAACAAGATAATTTAGTTGATGAAAATATAGATCAAATATTAAAACAAACTCAACAAATTGAAGATAATGAAGAAGATTTGAAGAGTGAGAGTTCGGAAGATTCAGAAATTGAAGGATCTTCTGATTCATCAAATGAAATGGACGATGAAGAACTTATTAAAATCATAAATTCTTCTGATAATGAAAAAGATGATGAAGAAGATGATAAAGAAGATGACGAAGAAGATGATGAAGAAGATAATGAAACAATTAAAATGGAAGAATTAGATAGTGAAACTTTAACAACAGATCAATCTTTTATGGAAGAATTGGGTAATTTAAAAGATGAAACCATATTAAGTGATAATATTAATGATATATTAGATAATAATAATTTATCAAGTAATATCGAAAATAAAGATGATATTGGTATGTTAAATTCTGAAGATTATATAAATTATTCTGTTAAAGAATTAAAAGATACTATTTTAAAAATAAATGAAGAACAAAATAAAAAAATATCAGTTTCGGGAAATAAAACAACATTAATTGAAAGAATTATACAAAATATCTAAAAATATTTTATTATTCTATAATATAAAATGTCTAAAGTTACGGATAATGTTGAATTAGGTTTCCCAGCTAGAATGTCTGATGGAAGAGTCATAACGGATTGGAGACCTAATTGTTATATGAATAATGAATTAGGTCAGAGTATGGGTAGTTGGCAGTATAGAACATTTTTAATGAGAAATGCTTCTAAGGTTCATTCAGAATTATTAAATAATGTTAAAAAAGATACAGAATGCACTAATTGTACTGGTGCTCCTGTTCCTAATTTTAAAACAGAAGTAGATTGTACCAAACAAAATATATGCTACTATAATCTCTTAGATAAAAATGGTTTAGGTCAAAAAACTGTATATAATTAAAGAATATCCAATATATATATTTATTATAAAAATGTTTTTATATAGTATAATTCCAAGTTATATTTACTATCATATTGTTGAATATTTTTTACATTCACTAGGACATAATTCAAAATATGGTTTATATATTTATAAATATCATAAAAAACATCACAATATTCATTATCCTGTTAATAAATTATTGGACTATAAACCTTATAAAACAGATTATAAATTTAATTTGTTTTCAGATGGATTAGTAGCATATTCATTACCTATTCTTTTATTAGGATTTATGAATTATAAATTATTAGATTATGAATCTTTTATAAATTTATCAATTAATTTCAGTATTTACACCTATTTATCAGACTATTTACACACCGAAATACATACAAAAGATTCTTGGTTAGAAAAATATGAATGGTTTATGAAAAAAAGAAAAATACATTTTTTACATCATAAGAATGTAAATAAAAATAAAAATGTTTTAAATTTAGAAATTGATAAATATATGAATACTTATTTAGAATAATTTATTGTCTCCATCGATTACCACAATTCAAACAATTAATAAATTGAGTCATTGGTTCATCAGCAGATCTTGTTTGAACTTCATAATATGAACAAGATCTACTATTACATCTTCTACACTTAAATACATCTGTCATAGCTTCGGGTTTTAGTTCGAATTTAAGTTTATCTCTTTTAATTTTTTCATCAAGTAATTCTTTCCAATTTTCCGGAAAAATATCATATGATGATAAATCCGCAATTTTATTTATATCAATTTCACCAGATAATATTTTATTTTTAAAATTATTATTTTTAATATAACTTTTAGTTATATTAGAATATAAGGATCTATTTTTTGATATATAAATATTTTTAAATATTTCATTATCCCATCTTCTTTTAATATTTCTTTTTTTACAAATCTGAATACAATAATTATAAACACTTTTTTCAATAGATTGACACATTTTTTTATCTTTTATTTCTTTTTGATACAAATCTACCATCATTGAACGATATTTATCATCAACATTATTAAATTTTTCCATTTATAAATAATCTACTAAATATTTTTAAATTAATATCAAATTTAATTGTTAGTAACAATTTTTATCTTCTTCTAAATCTTCATCTTCATTATAATCACCAAGATCTTCTTCTTCTTCTTCTTCAGATTTAGGAATATAATCTTCATCTTCTTCTTCTGTATTATATTCCTCTTCATCTGATGTAGAGTCACAATCTTCAAATCCTCCATAAGCATAATTATAAAATTCGGAATACTCAATAACAGTTAAATCAAACATTTTTTTATCAGTTAAATCTTTTTTAATGATAAAAATATCACCAAATAAAAGTTCTTCTGAAGAATCTTTTTCTAAAAAGTTATTTTCACCATATGGTGGTAATTCATGTTTATTTTCAAATCCACTTTCGCCATCATTCCAACCATAACAATTATAATAATTACTCTTATATTTCCAACGATATAACAATTTTAATTTATTATTACCTTGTGAAGTTGATATTTTAGTTAATGATTTTAATATATTTTTATTATTAATTTTTACGATGTCAATTTCATCCATACTTGAATCCTTTGATATTTTTAATATTTTCATTTATTTACTATATAATTTATTAATCTTTAAATAAAAATATTTGTAAATATAAATGAAATATATTAAAGAAAATAAAGAAGAATATCGTATAAAAGAATGTCAAAAGATATTACTTAAACATCCAGATAAAATACCTATAATTGTTGAAAAGAATGAAAGTTGTCAATTTAATGATATAAATAAAAATAAATATTTAGTTCCAGAAGATATGCCAATAAATCAATTTATTTATATAATAAGAAAAAGAATATCTTTAGAACCTTCACAAACTCTTTTTGTAATGATAAATAATAAATTAATCCCTAATGGTAAAACTTTGGGAGAAATTTATCAAGATGGAAAAAATACTGATGGTTTTTTATATATGGTTTATACATCTGAAAATACTTTTGGTTAAGGTCTCCCTGAATTATTATTTATTTTATTAAACAAGAACATAATTTAGATAAACATTTAAGAATCATATTTTTTTGTTTTTCATTTATTTTAAAATTACCTTTTGAAATATCAATTATACTTTCAATTACAATTTCTAAATCTTCAGTTATAAATTCTTTTATTTGTTTTTTAATTTCTGGTATCAATGATTCATGCTTTATTTCAGATCATAAATCATTAAATGCTTCAATTAATAAATCTTTTTTTTGTGATCCAGATAATTCATCGTATTCATTATCAAGATATTCAATTGTTTGAATTGTTAATGTAAATAATTTAGAAGGATTTAATTTATCTCCTGATAAAAGACGAATACATTCTTCATTATGATCAGAAACTTTTTCAAAATTCTCACTCATTATATTAAAATAAAATATATTATATTACTATAATATAAACATAATGGATAAATATTTACTTTTAGTAGTTGTATTAATTGGTTTATTTTACTTCTATAACAAATCTTCATCTGTTAAAGAACCAACACAAAAAGAAATTCAAAATCTTGAATATATTAAAGAAATAGAAGAAAAAGAAATAATTGAAACAACTGATCAAATATACCCACAAATTAGTCATGGTTTCAAAAAATTAAGTAAAGAAATTTTAAGTAAACCTCTAAATACTATGAAAGATTTATTACCTTCTAATAATCCCTATATGGATATAGTTAGAGATAAATCTTACAATATGAATAAAACAAGAGTTTATGTCCCTGATTTTTATCGTAAAGATAGATTAAGTGGAAATACAATCGAAACCGAAGAATATAGACCTTTTATCTATAATGATGAAGAACCCGATAATTCATGGACAGATATAAATGTTTCAAATCATCCAAAATATTATACTAGTGATATTAAAGATGAATTAACAAATAGTGGTTCATTTTATGATAAAAATAATCAATATAATGATAAAACATCTCCAAATACTGATGTTTTAACTAGTGATAGTTGTTATATAGATAAATTTGGTAATTCATTTTGTGAAGATAATACTAGATTACAAATGATTCCACCATCTTTAATAATTGATCCTCGTAATTGTAAAATTTTAGATTCTATTGGATCTTATAAAGTATAATTAATTATAATATTTTTTATAATAAAAACAATCTTTATTTATTGGTATTTTATATTTATTACACCATTCAATTGCTTTTTTTATCTGATAATGATTAGGTTTACTAAATATCTTTTTTTCAATTAAATGAATTCCCTTATTTATTTGATTGATTTGATTGTCTATATAATATTCATTAAATTTACATATTTCATATTCAAAATTAGAATCTATCTTTATATCTAAATTATATGGATTACTAAAACTTCTCATTAAATCATTAATTATTTCTTTATTATATCCTTTATATCCTATACAAATTATATATTTTTCAGAATTAGATATTCTACTAATAGATGGTTTATGAAAATAAATATTATGATAACATTTCGTTAATATATAGATTAATTGTATTGTTGTTTTGTTAAATATATCAAAAATCTTACAAATAAAAGAACCCCCCTTTTTTTGAAGATTTAATGATAAAAAAATTTCACTATAAATTAATGGTATTGAATTATATTCTTGTTTATTATAATCACTTGAATAATCAAAACCACCATCGCCTGTTATAAAATCCATACTTTCATGACCTAATTCATTTATAATTGATAAGACATTTGTAATATTACAAATATCACCATTATTATTTTTTCCTTTTAATATTTTTACTTTTTTTTCTTTTAGAATATTTGTATTCCAATGAGGTATTTCTTTATTTTCTGATATTAAAGTAATTCCATAAATATCACTTATATTATTTAATTTAAGAAGTGATTGTATAAAACCACCAGGAGCTTCGGCAATACAAAAACATTTATTATTTTCATTTGTTATTAATCGATGATCATTAATCATTTCCGTTAATTTAAAAAATGAACGACTTATTGGTATTATTTTTGAAATATTTTTATTTCTATTATGTGAAATATATATGTATTCATAATCATTTATAATTCTTTTTATTTTATCCCATTCATTTTGATATTTATCTATTTTGGATTTAATTAAAGAAAGTTTTTTGTGGTATTTTTCTAAGTTTGAAGGTGTAATATCATAACTATCAGGATACAATAATTTATATATCATAATATATTATTATTTTTTACTTTTAAATCAATATTTTTGAAAGATAAACCAATTATTAAATGAACTTAATTTTTTTAATTTTTCATTTTCTTTTTTAAGAATATCGGTTGCCATATAATATGGACCTTTCTTAATTTTTGAATCTTCTTTATTTGATTTTAATAAAGGATCTCTCCCTGATAAATTATTTAATTCATCAATTATTTGAGAAAAGTTTCCCAATCCATCTTCAATTGTATATTTTTCTTTATTAAATATACCACTATTAGAACCTCTTAATTGAGGATTAACTAATTTAAAATTATATTCTTTCATCATATCTTTCAATAGTTCAAAATTGACTAAATATTCTGTAATACTTTGACCAATACTATTCATATAAACATCAATTTCTTGACCAAATAATGGTCTTATATTATTACTATGAAATTTAAATTCTTCTATTTCATATTTCTTTTTAATATGGAAAACTTTATTATCTAATTGATCATACATTTCAAATGTAGGATTTTCTTTTAATGTTTCAAATACTTTATTACCATCATAACATGTACCTATAAAATAACCACCTTTTTTACAATTATCGCTCAGATTTTGTAAGTAACCGCGCAATGTCATTTCATTTTTAAAATAATAATGAATAGAAAACTGACTACTAATGATATCAAATCCTTTATTACATAATCCATTATATATTTTATTAATTGATTCATATTCTTTTGGTATCTTTTTATCTTTTTTATAAAGAATATTTAATAAATGTTGACTTCTTTCTATATTTGAATCATCTCCCTTGTATCCCCAACCTTCTTTTAATGATTCAGATGTATCATATTGAATAAACATACTTTTCTTTGGTTTTATCTTTTTTTCAAGATAAAATCTTTTTGCTGCTTTATTTATATCTGGCGATATATCCAAACCAAATAAGAATTCAATTTTATTTTTAGAATTCAAATATTTTCCAATATCACCACCTCTACCCATGGAAGTATCCATTATAGATATAGGTCCATTACCAATTGAACATACACTAGTTATTAATTTCTGTTTAATATAATTATGTAATTTCCTTAATGATTCATCACCACTATTAGTATCTTCAGATTCAATATAATAACTATGTGGGTCTTTATAATCTGATTCTTTTACTAATTTTAATTTATTAATATCATCATTTCCAGTAATATGATCATATGTAACTGGATTAATAATTGTGGACCAAACATTATTCGCTGTTGTTGATTTATTTGGGTATTTTTTATCAGTTCTTACTCTCAAGGGTATCCATCTCATTTCTTCATTATCTGGATTATATCTCATTTCTACAATAGAACCGTCTATAATTTCAGAATTATCTTTTAAACATAACATTTTATTGTCTTTAATAGGTATATTACATTTGTATAAAAGTTTATCTTTGTTTGGTTTAAATAATATTTCTTTAAAATTTTCATATCTTTCATCTGTTAATATTTTCCAATTGAAATCAGAAGATTCATCATCTCTAGCATTATAACCATTATATAAATAAACTTGTTTACAAACTATAGTTTTTCCTTTTACTATTGATGAAGTTATTTTATGTCTCTTAGAATCTTTAACTTCTTCATTCACAATTCTAACTTTAAAATCGATAGTATTTTCTTCTGGAGGTTTCCATTTATAATTAATAGTCCATTCTCCATCAATACTTTCAAATCTCGTAGATTCTTCCATAGATCTTACAGCATTAAACATTGGCATAAAGATTAAACCATCGATTGAATATTCAAATCCATCTTGTTTAGAATCTAATTCAAGGATTTTCTTAGATTGTTTTAATATCCCATTAATATTGGAGTATTTAGAAGGATCTTTTTTACTCTTTTGAAGTTTTCTAGGACCTTCTAAATAATTTTTATAACCAATTCTTATACTTGAATCGCCATATTCAATATCAACCATCATTTTAAAATCTTGAATTATAGAATATCTACATATATCTTTCTTCTTTTTACTTAACCATGGATAACTATAAGCAGATGAAGGATATTTAGATTTAGTATCTCCAGCATAGTAAACATCAAATATCATAAATAATTGAATATCATCACCATTTTTATTTTTTGTAATATATTCACCATCAAATAACCATGTTCCTTCTATATTTTCAAATTTAGCATTTGTATCTATTATTTCTAATTTTTGAGTAATAAGATAACCTTTTTTATATGATAAAAGTAATTGTGCTCGAATACCATCTGCTTTTTCTGTTACAACATATTTTTCTAATATTGAATATTTAATATCTGGTATTATATTTTCAATACTCATCGAAACTGGATTTGGACCCATAAATTTAGGTTTATCTGTTTCTTGTTGTGTTAAAATTGAATATTGATTTATAATATCATCTTTTAATGATTTATTTAATACATTTACAGTTCCTTCTTTTATTTTTAAAACATCAGATATATTTTTCTTGAATATTTCTAATACTTTTGTTATCACAAAATTATCATTTATTCTATTCAATTTATCAAAATTCTTTTTTTTTGTTTTTAAATCTAATTCTAATTCCCAATCCTCAAATTCACCCATTTCTTTCATTTCTTCAAATGTTATTGGTGGTAATTTTTCAATTTCAGTCAGGGGTTCGGGACTCCATTTTTTTTCTCTTGGATCTTCTCCTTCCCAAAATGGTGGAGGATCTCTAGGTGTTCCCGGATTTGATGAACCTGATTTTAATTGTTCTAATGTGGGATCAGTTGATCTTGGAGATCCTGGATCATATGTAGGTCCTATTTCATAATCACCTTCATAATATATTCCTTTTATCTTTTTTGGTTTAGGTCCCCATGAAGGTGTCTTTTTATAAGAAGTAATTGTTACAACATCATCAACTGGTACCATTATAATATTATTAAAATCATCCGGACATTCAGTTTCCTTTAATAACTGTTTTTCTGTATATTTAGGATATATTTCATATTCAATATAGGATGAATTTTTAGGAGAATTTTCATAATCCCCTTCGACATTATCTTTTCTACCAAGGTAAGATAAAGTTTTATTATAACTTAACATAGACTCAAATAACCATAATCTATTACTTTCTATCCAATATTCATATTTTATATCTTGAAATGAAGATTTATGAAAGGGTGTTTTTCTATTTTCAGGAATAATATAAGGTTTTATTTCTTCATCAAACTCATATTCTCCATCAAATCCATAACCTTCGTCGGGTCCAGGATAATCTCCTTCAATTGGGGTAAAACCTGTTCCAGAATAGGTATTATCACCTTTCATCTGTTCATATAATTTATTTGCTTCTTCTCCCATTTTTTGAAATATTTTTTGAGTTTCTTTTTGATAATTTTCTTCATCAATATGTACCTTTTTGATAAAATCATCTATAGGAGATTTATCATTTATTTTATTAGATCCAATATATTCTATTTCTAATTCATATGTTTCTGGATTTTTTAAGATTTTAGAATCTACAAATTTACGATATAATTCATTTCTTCTAAGAGTATAATTATACTTATTTGACTTTACAACAGTAAGATCTATTTTAAATAATTTATCCTGAGTAATAAAACTATATCTTTTTTTATATCTAAAATATTTTAATTTACTATCCCAATCATTTAAAAGTCTTTGAACATTAATATTACTTTCTTCTAAATTATTTTCTGTTTTTAAATTAATTCTGTAATTATACTCAAAATCAACAATAGGAGTAAATTTTAAAGAAGGAAAATGAGGATCATTGTAATAAGATTTATTTGTATAAATAACATTAGATATTTCATTTAAACTATCGGTTTTACAATATTTTTTAATATCGTTGATACCATCTATTGTACAACGAATATTATTTAAAGAATTTTTTCTAAAATTACTATCATCGATTAGAATATCTAGTTGATTACTTTCAGATAATAATTCATATTTTTGTTTAAAATCATTTAACATTCTTAAAAATTCTATTCTATTTATATTTTTATTATTTGGTCTAATTCCATAAATAAATTCTAATTCACAATCATCTCTATTTATTGCCCGTTTAAGATATTCTTTTGCTTGATTATTAGATTTATTATATTTTAATAATTCCATTTAGTATATATATATACTTAATCTATTTATTTATGTTTAAATTTATATCAAATTTATAAACATAATTTATTTAAATTTATCATATCATAAATATCTTTTTTTTTCATTATTTTATTATTCTTATAATAAGATAAATTTAATTCATCACATATCTTTTTTAATTCATCAATTTTGTAATTACCTAATGCTTTTAGATATGAAATATAGACATTCTTTGAAATATCATTATCAAAAATAATAGTTTCTTCTTTTTGAATATATCCTTCATCTAAATTATCTGAAAGATAATATTTTTTATCATTACAATATAAATATTTCTTTGGATAATTTTTAAAACTTGTTTCATAATATTCTTTTTTATTTAAATCTACAATAACAAAATGTGTCTTGTATAAATCATTCAAATAATATATAGAGGATATAAATTTTTCATTTCTTAAAGAACCTTGAAGACTTTGCTGAATTTTACGAATTGAAAATTTCTTATTATAATTAAAATTACTATATTTTTGATCTTTATTAACTTCAATTTGAGTACATATATCTATTACTCTTTTTCCTAAATCTACCTTTTTGTCTGTTGAATTAGATAATAATATATCAAAATTATCTAATATACAAAATAAAAAATTATAATATATTTTATTTTCTGAAGTTTCTAAATAGTTGGATTCACAATATTGACCTTTTTTAATATTAGTTGTAAAATTACAATCACTATTTTTATCTTTCAGTAAATTAACAATGGTATCCATAGTATAATTTATATAATATACTAGTAGTAAAAACTTTAAATTAGTTTGGATAAAATTTCCATTTGTAATTTATTAAATGAAATTTCATCGTATTCTTTTGTTTCTAAATTTTCTTTTTCATAATGACCTGAACTTAACATATTTGTATAATCTTGACATTTTTTAAAATATTCTTTTTCATTTATTTCACGATCAATCAATGATAAAATAAATAAATATAATTTATTTGTCATTTCTTCATTCATACAAGATAAATTAAAAAAAATACCATTTTTATTTTTTGAATATCCTATATTATTTTCTTGAATAAAAGAAATTAGTAACGATGAATTATCAATAGAATCAATACTTTTAACTATAAAACTCTTTTTATCTATAGTAGACATTTCAATATTATCCATTTACTAAAAGATAACAAATTTATCCATTTAAATTAACTTATATTTGTTCACCAATAATTTGAATTTGTTTTGATCTAAATTTAATCCTTATATCTAAGACTTTAATATCAATTATTTCGCCTTTTTTATATTCTTTCTCTTGATCTTTAATATATTCATTTGGAATAATAAATAATATAGGATTTTCATCTATTTTATTATTTTTTTTAAAATCATAATATCCAATAATACCCATTTTAGTAACACTATTAATTGTACATTTAAATTCTTCTTCTATTGTAGGTATAATTGTATCTATTTTATAATTAATATTATAAGATATTAAACTTTCACTATTAATAGTTTTTAATTTACCAACTGATCTTTCAACAATTTCTAAACTATCTGGTATTACATAACCATTATTATTACAAGTATCTTCATACTTATTTTTTAAAATATATTTAATATAACTATTTATATTTTTTTTAGACATTAAATCTCGAGAATTAATTACAATTGTATCACTTAAGATTTCATTTTTTATTTTAGTCATATTTCTTATTATTCTAATATAATTAATTTTTAAATTAAATCAAATTTAATATTTATATAACCACATTAAATCTCCCTTTATAAAATTTTCAGTTTGTCTCATCATATTTTCAATCAAAAACGAAACTATTAATTTATTTATCTTTAATTTACCCTGATAATCTATTTCTTCTAAATATTCTTTATCTTTATCATTTATATTATCCCATAAATCAGAATAATATTGTTTTAAATATTTAATACCAGAAGAAGAAGTCCATTCTCCACTTGAAGAAGAAATAAATATATTACCAGTTAAATCTTTTTGTCTTTTTATTTTTAGAACAAGTCCATTTTGAACAGATTTATAATTTTTATTATATTCAATATAACCATAATTGTTTTTGTTATAAATTTTATTTTTGGGTATTAGTGATAGATTTGTAATTATATCTGATTCAATTAATTTATTTGTAATTATACATTTATTTGATTCATATTTAAAAAATTTATATTCTTTTCTTTCATGAAAATACAAAAATCCACCATATAATTTATCTTTATTGGAATCATTATATTCTTTATTCCAAAGATATTTATCTTTATCGGAATAAATAAATAATGATTGAAAGACCAAAACTAAATTCGAAATCAAAAGATTATATTTTTTATCATAAATAATATCACCAAATAAATATTGTAAAACAGAATATAATAATAAATATTTATCTTTGAATTTAAAACGATCTATTTTATAAGATAATAAAACAACATCAGTAAATATATTTTTTTTATTATTATCTTTTAGATTAATAACATATTCTTCTTTTGTGGATAACTTAAGATTAATAATTTCATCAAATTTAGATTCAATTTCTTCTTTTGTAAATTCAATAATTTCAGGTAATTTTAACAAAAATTTAATCTTATTTTCTATTTTATATTCATTTTTATCAATGATTCCCTTATTCAACTTATAATATAAAGGAATAAATATATCAGAATTACTAAATGGTTGAAAATAATAATAATTATCAGTTGTATTTAAATATCCTTTAATTCCATTTTCAGTTGTAATTGTATATTTATCCATTATCATCTGATTTATAGAATGATAAACTATATCAAGTATTAAATTTTCTATTTTACTATTCAATAACTCAATTAATGATTCTAAATTAAAATATTGATATACTAAAACTAATTCTGAAATTTTAATTTTATAAATATCTATTAAAGATTGTGAATGTTCTATTGAAAATGTTGTTTTATTTGATTTATTAATAATTTCATCTGTAATTTTAAAAGATTTATTTTTAATATATTGACAATCTTCTAAAAAAGAACAACTTCTTGAATAAGGCAAATCATAAGGTTTTACTTTATATACTTCAGAATCTCTCAAACTTCTTTGAATTGTGATTTCATCTAAATCATTTTCTTTTATAATATTAGCATTTTGAAATAAATATTTATCAATTGCCATTTCTTTTAATATTAATTCTAATTGACCTATTTGTTTTGCTTTTTTTTCACATCTTCTATAAAGATAAGTTTCTATTGTTTCTTTATCTTCATATTCAGTTGTATGTAAATAAATTGTAATATTTCTTTTTTCTGGTTCTAACATAAAATGTGAATAATTACGAATACCTCTACCTATTACTTGTTCTAATTTATTAATATTATGCCATGGTTCTAATAAATGAATACATCTTATATTTTTAAAATCCAAACCTTCTGCTGCTACCGATGAACCAATCACAACTTTAATTAATTCACCATTTTTATTTTCTTCACTTGTTGCTACTTTTAATTCTTTCTCAAAATTATTTGTTAATTTCAAACTATCACCAGCTACAACCATATACTTTGCCGATACTATATCTTTACCCCTTTTACCATCATATGATATAGGTTTTGATTTTTCACCATTAAATACAGATACATTATCATATTTTTGATATCCATTTCTTTCTAATGCTAAAACTAGAGGTAATATACCACTATATAACCAATTTGAATAAATAAATACTATACCATCACTTTCATTAATAGATTCAATAATACTTTTTATTTTACAAGAATAATTTTGTAAAACTTTGAAATCTAAAAAATCTGGTATATCTTTTTTATATGAATATTTATTATTACTACTTTTTGTAAAACATTTATTAAAACCATTTTCACCATAAATTTCATCTATTTTACCAGATTTACTTGGATAAACTATATTTGATATATGTATTAATTCACTTTCTTCATCTATTTTTTTTGTTTTTAGATCTTTTGATATATTTTTATAAATTTTATGTTGAAGACCTTCTAATTTGGAACCATATAAATTTAAAAATGAAATATTTTCATTTGATTTAATTTTTTCATCAAATAAATCCAATTTATTACGATTATCTAGTATATTTTTATTTGGGTATAATCTGTATGGAAATGTAATAGGATTTTCACCTCTCAAATAAGAAACATATCCTTTACTTTTTTCATAAATAATTTCTTTTGTTTCATCTGTTAATAAATTATCATCATCAAATATTATTTTTGAGTCAATAATTTCTTTATTATCATTTAATAATAACATATTCAATATAGTTACTATTTCATCGGGTTGATTAAACATAGGATTTGCTGTTAATAATACTAATCGTAAATTATCACTGTGTTGAATTACTTTTTCAATATACAAAGAAGTATCACTTTTTTTAGAATTATCTCTTATATTATGAACTTCATCAATTATTAAAACTCTATCAGAATATTTATTTTTAATTAATTCAATTTCGACTTGTTTTCTTAAGATTATATCTTTTTTAGAAATATGCTTAAGATTACTTTCTAAATAATTTTTAATAGAATTAGAAAAAGAAAGATAACCATACATTTCATAATGTTCATTTATTTTATTTTTCGACATCTTTTCTTTATTTTTAACAAATTTATCTTCTTCATAATTATATTCATCACCGGTACATTGATTAATACCTTTATAAGGATCATAAATGTTCTTCTTCCATCCTAATTGAATTTTTTCAGGTGCTAAAATAATCGTTTTATTTTTATTGTTTTTAAAATTTTCAGAAATTGATACACCACTACATGTTTTGCCCACACCTACACCATGAAATATAAGTATACTTTTATAAGGAGTATTATTGGATAATAAATTTTTAAGAAATAGTTGATGAGGTTCTAATTCAAAATTAGATTTAATTTTATCTTTTTTACTTTTAGGAATATAATGAATACAAAATTCTTTTCTTAAAGAAATTTCTTTTAAATAATTATCATAATCATTATAATCATTTATATCAGGATAGTGATTATATTTTTTTTTAAATTTTTTAATTTCTTTCATTAAATCTTTATCTTTTTTTGATTTTATTTCAATAACTTGTTTTAAAGATTTTAATAAACTAAATTTCATAAAATATGTATCTATTTCTTCTAGATTCTTAAATGAATATAATTCTGGATCTGTATCTTTATATTTTATAATTTCATCTGTTAAAGATATTTTAATATCAATAGAATTTATAGAATCATATAAATCATAATAATAATTATAATCTTTTTTTTCTTTTAATAAATGATTCGTATATTGACCTATAAAACTATTGATATCAAATTTAATCTTTTTTTCTTTTTTAAGATCTTCAAATATTGATATCATATATTTATTAATTATATAATTATATTAATAAATAATCATTTAATTTATCTATCATTGTAAATATATTTTGAATTAATATAATTCTTGTTTTATGATATTGTCGAATATATTTTAAACATTCATCTTTTGATAACCATTTAATATCTGAAACTTCCAAACATTGATCTAAATTATTTGTATCAATCACAGTTTTTTTTCCTTCATTTAAAAGTCTTCCTATATAATATATATGTTTATATCTAACTTTATTTTCACCGACATAATTTTCTGAATAAGGTTTAATATTAATTATTAATTCATAATCTGAAATATTATATCCTGTTTCTTCTTCTAGTTCTCTAATAGCACAATTTTTATTAGATTCGTAGTTATTCCTTCTTCCTTTAGGAAATTCCCATTCTGGATTTGAATAATTTGTTTTTGAATTTTCAATAAAATAATTGATATCAATATTTTTATTTAATTTTTCACAAAAAAATCCTTCTTTTAATTTATTAAATTTTTCTCTACCTTTAGTAAAATCATTTGTAAATTTTACATTTAATTCATCTACAACCCATAATTCTTTCCATAAATCAATATATTCTTTTTCAATTAATTTTTTCTTTTCACCTAGACTACATTTGTCTATCAATATTTGTATATATTTATAATTATTAATACTATATTTACCTCTTAAAAAATCTATATAACAAAGTGAATCTTTCCTATTTATCATTAAAATCTTAGGTATTTTATTATCAATACGAAATAATAATATTCCATAACTAGTTACAGGATTTTTACAATTTCTACTCATATGTGAAGTTGAACCACAATTATTACAATAAATGTTCATTTATAAGTAATTCTTTTTATTGTTTTAAATACTAAAAAAAATTATTTATATTATTATATGGAAGTTCAATCTGTTAGTCCAAATGAATGGGGTCCCCCAGCTTGGAAATTTATTCACTACATATCATTAGTTTATCCAAATAATCCCACTGAATTAGACAAAAAAAATTATACAGATTTTTTTAATAGTCTTCAATATGTCTTACCTTGTCCAAAATGTTCTGAAAATTATAAAAAACATCTCAAAATACATCCATTAGAAAATTCATTAGAAAATAGTGATAGTTTATTTAAATGGACCGTTGATATTCATAATGAAGTTAATAAAATAAATAATAAACCATTATATACTTATGATGAAGCATACAATGAATATTTAAATAAGCAAATTAATATTAGGAATAATTTTATTATTTGTGGTATTTTGTTATTGATTCTTTTATTATTTGTTTATTTTAAATTTCATGTTTAATAATTATTTTTTTTCTTTCTTAAAATATAAATGGTTAAAAAGATCGTTGTAAATAAAATATTAACAGATGAAGAATCTTCAGGTTTAGAAGGTAAATGGATTGATGAATCATATATAAAACATCCTCTGATTCAAAGTGATACTGATGTTTATAGAATTGATGAAGATGATAATGAAATATTGTTACTTAAATTTAGAAAAAGAGTTATTTCAGATAAATTAATTCAAATTGGTTGGGAATCATATAAAGATCTTGCTAAAGCAAGTCGTGGTCGAGGAGCTTCAGCTGGTCCCATCAATCCTGAAAGTCAATACTGGAAAAAAAGAGATCTCGTAAAAACAAGTAAATGGTCGACAGGTTATTTAACACCAAAAGGTAATGAAATGAAAAAGGAATACGATGAATTATCGTTAGAATTATTACAAGAAAAAGCAAAAGAAATGAAAATAGATGAAGAAACGATAAATGATAAAAATAAACTTATTCTTGAAATAATCAAAAATAATGGAGGAGTTTCTAAAATGAAAGTTAATAATCAAGTGGCTTCAAATCCAATTGGTTATTATGAAGAATCTAAAAATTTTGCGAAATTACCTTGTAGATTAACTCATTTTACAAGAACAAATTATGATAAATACAATAATGGTCTGAAATTTATTCAAAGGATTGATAAATTGTTTGAAAGACTTATACCAGATGCTCATTCAAAACAATTAGAAAGAGCAAATAAAAGACCACATTTAAAGATACCAAAAACTTCATTTTCAACTATCACAATAAATAGAAATTTTAGAACAGCTTTACATAAAGACGCTGGAGATTTTAGAGATGGTTTTGGTAACTTAACTGTCATTGAAAGAGGTAAGTATCATGGAGGATATACAGTTTTCCCACAATATGGAATCGGAATTAATTTAAGAAATAATGATTTTTGTGCCATGGATGTTCATCAATGGCATAGTAATACACCAATATATGAAACGGAAGAAGATAAAAAATATAATGATACACTTGAACCAGATTATAATGATAATCCCGAAGTAGGAACTGAAGGATTATATAAAAAATATACTCGACTTTCTTTTGTTTGTTATTTAAGAGAGAAAATAGTTAATTGTCCGGAATATAAAGATTTAACTGAATTAGATTTATCTCATCTGACTAAATCTGGTCATAATAAAATTGTTATAGAAGAATAATTTGATTTAGTAATACTTATGTAAAGACCATACAACTCTATCATTAGGATTTATCATTTTGTGTTGTCCAATTTTATCGTTAATTGAAAATTTTTGTAATGGTCCCAGTGTATGATTTTTGGTAAAATTTTTACTTTTTCTAATTTCTTCTAGATAAAAACCTAAAATATAAAAATCACATTGTTTTCCTTTATGACCATGAAAATTACTTTTTGAATGAGGTAACCATTTAATTAAATAAGTTTCTGATTTTAAAAATGGTATTCTATATTTAATATATTGATTATTAATATTTATCTTCTTAATTAATCTCATTTATTATATATATAATAGTATATAATGAATATTTTAAGTCCTTGTTTAATATCGGTAATTTTAATAATAATTTATTTATTATTATCTCCAAATAATCAATCAAAAATCAAGAAATTAATAAATAAAAATCAAGTTATCATTATTATTCTTCTTGCTGGTTATATCATGTATGTTAATTATGAGGGATTATATGAAGGATTCGACGATGAAAAAGATAAATGTGGTTCCTAAATAATATTTAAAATTAATTTTCTATTTTTAAATATAGTTATGAACTTTTTCGAAAATGTTGATCCATTCTCAAAAAAAAATATTATGGATTCATTTTTAAAATTAATCAAAAATAAAGATAAACAATTTTTGATTCAAATTCAAATTTTATTAGAAAAAAGACTTATTGAATTAAATTTAAATAATGATATTTAAAAATAAATTAATAATAAATATAAAATGTCAGAGAAAATTTCCATCGTCACTATTTTACATGGAGAAAAAGAATTTATACCATTAATTAAACATAATTATAATTTATTTTCAAATCCAGATAATCATAAAAATTATATTCAAGAATTAGAATTAATAATTATTGATGATGGAAAAGATAATTTAGTTGAATATTTTACAGATTTAGATAATTGTATTTATATTCATTTAACTAAAGATGATATCTCTAAATTTATGGATCAAATTGATGAAAATTATAAACAACCAAATAAGTTAGGTCTTCAATATCAGAGAAAATGTAGTACATTGCCAAATGGATTTAAAAGAGATTATGCCTGTGGAATGACAACACATGATCTTATTTTACATATGAATATGGATTGTATTTATAATAAAAAAACAATTGAAAGAAAAATAAATTTTATGAAAAGAACAAATGCCGAGTGTGTATTCTGTGATACAACTCTTGCTTATGATATATATGGAAAAGAACTATATAAAACAATAAGTCCGGTTAAAATTTATGAATCTACATTATTTCATACAAAAGATTTCTGGAAAAGAAAAGGATTTATGTGGCATGATATTGATTATGAAGGAAAACAATTTCATTATAATAATGGTATAGATCGTAAAATGGATAATTTTTATGATACAATACAATTATTAAGTATTCATAATTTAAATCAACATAATCCAGTTAAGATTACATTAGAAAATATGACAATAGATATTCCTGATATTATTTCAGAAATTAAAATAACAGAACATCCTTTTGTAAAATATATTGATAGTATGTTTGATAAAGATGTAAATATTTTAGGGATTAGTAGTGAATTTTTAGATAATATTACACAAGAAAACTGGAATGTTAATAATATAAAACAAAAATGGAAACAAAGCAAATTGTCAAATATTGTCAAAGAAATAAATACTGAATTTAATGTTTTACTTTATGGAGATAAAAATCCAGCGTGGAGTTTATTTAATAATATATCATTTGATGTTATTTTTTTAGAAACAAATAAAAATTATGATCAAATGAGTCATATAATATTAAGTTGTAAAAAACATGAATTTGTAAATATTAAAGGTATATTTATTCGTAAATCATTTTTAGAAGAATAATTTTAACTATTTTTATTGTCTATTTAATAAGTAGTATGTTTTTTAATTCACATCATTTATATAAACATGAATCGATTTATTTAAATGATCTTCATGGGTATGTTTTACCTCATGCTGGAACAGAATTTTCTGGTAATATTATTTCACACACATTAAGATTTAAACCAACCAAACATTTTAATAAAGTTTATATAATATATTTACCATCACACGATAAACCAAATGCTTCATATAAAAATAATAAATACTATCATGAATATTTAGTGCCATGGAAATCTTTTGATTTTATTTTTAGTCATAAAAATGTTGAATATATTCCTATAAATATTTTAGAAAATCCTCCAAATATAAATTATGATAAAAATTCAATTTATATTGTTTCGGCAGATTTTTCTCATTTTTTAACATTTGATAAAGCAATTAAATTAGAAAATAAAGCAGCAAAATCAATGATATTTCGAAATTTTGATAATAATCATTATAATAAAATAGTTGATCATAAATTGTCCTTTAAATATTTGTATGACGTAATTCCTAATAATTTTTTTCTACAATGGATAGGTAGAACAAGGAGTCCTGGTCATAAAGGTGTTGGTTATTTATCTTTTTTAGTTAGAGAAAATAAATTTAAAGATCCTTCTGGAATATTTGTAACAGTTTATGATAAAGATATGAATGCTAAAGAATGTTTAGGAGAATGGTTCGATAAACATAAAAAATGGTCATCCAATATTGAACATAATTTAATAAATAAAGTTATTCGTTTAGGAAAACAGGGGAGACTTACTGGTGGACATAAACTAAATATACCATTAACTAATTATACAGTAACTTATCTTTATAAAAAGAAAACAAAAAATTTTATAAGAGGATGGCATGGTATTTTAAAAAATTCATTTTATTTACCTGATGTATTTTTAGAAAATACACATTCAAATGGTGATTGGATAAATGAAGATGATAAAGAATGGAAAAAAGGTAAATTTTCATTAACTGAAACATTTAATAAATTAAATGATAAATCTGGTATTAATGATAAATCTAAAAATTATACTCTTTTTGAATCTAAGGTTTTTCATTATAAAATTTAATAAAGTTTAATATAATTTAATTAATATGTATTAAATATATAATGGCAGAAGGAGGTCCCTATCAAATTAATTATGTGAATGATAATTCTATTGATAAAAATATAATGAAATTATATGGTTTTAATTCAGTATATCTTCCAAGATTACCCAATGAATTAGACTCAGGACCGGAAAAAAACCAATGTATAATATATATTAATAATTTATTAAGATATGGTTATGATATTAATGATTTAATTAATCAATTTGTGGCCGAGTTAGGTGTGGATGAATCCATAAAATATATAAAAATACCAGAAATTTTCAAGGAAGGGGGGGATATAGAAAAAGCAAGAATATTAAATGAATATTGTAAAACATTATTAACAGAGAAAGATACAAATAATTATACTGAACCTATGAAAGTATTATCCAAAAAACTTTTAAATAATAATCCTTATTTATTTAATAGAAATGGGGAATCTAGTTCAGAATCCGATGAATATGATACAAGAATAAAAGATATGTTTGAAAAAGCAAAAACTGAAGAACAATGTTTGAATGCATTACTAAATTTTAATTTATTATTAGATTTAGGATTTAATCCTGAAGATTATAATAAATGTTTCGTTCCTCAGGATAATCTTAAATCTATTGAAATCAGTCAAATTATGGAAGGAGTCAGTGATAACGGGATTAAATTCCTTAATATACATAAAGATAATTCGAGTTCGAGTTTTAATTTATACAGTGAAGCGTTGAAAAAATTCGAATCATTTTTAGATAAATTAACAGATAATGTTATAGCTGCTGTAGGAGGTATCAATAAAACAGATAAGATTCATAGATTAATATACATTCAGTGGTTTAGTGATAGGAATATAAATAATAAATGGATAGGATTGTCACTAATTAGATTTGAATTAAGTCGATTATTGTTCTTATATCAAAAATTATTATCTCCTGATACAATTATTAATGGAGGTGATAGATATAAGTATTTTACCGGTAAAATTAATATTATAGATACAATAAGATATTATACAAATTTCGAAAACTCTTTATTTCAAAATATTAGAATTATAGAAGAACAAATAAAAAAAATCCTTCCAGAAAGTCCTGATACAAATGAAATATATATTAATATTAAAACTATAAAAAATAAATATGAATTTTACTTGAAAAAATATTTACCTAATGAGAGAAATTTTTCCCCGGTTGATATTTATTCCCTTATTAATAGAGATAGAGATAGAAATATAAATGAAAACATTAAAAGTTCTACAATTGAAGATTTAAATTATTTAATACGTTTTATAAATATTAAAATTTTTGATGTCCTTAATAATAATATAAAATTTAGAACAATTAATGAAATTTTTGAATTTTTAGATGATAAATTAGGGGGAGAAGGAAGAAACATGATAGAAGAAACAGATAAGATTACCGCGTCGATCGGCGCTTTCAAATATTATGAAAAAAAAATGATTAAATTAATACTTAATTATAAAAGTTTAATTGATACGGATGGACAGAATCCATTTAAATTTAGATTAAATGAATATTCTCCTATAGAAAGAGTAATGGAATCTTTTATACCAAATATTATTGAAAAAGAAACAATAAATGGAAATAATGTTAGTGACGCCGGTGACCTCAAAAATGAGAAAAATAATTTCATAAATAATCAAATAGAATATATTCAATTAGTATTCCTTCAATTATTTGTTAATCATAAATATATAAAACGGATATTTGAAGGGTATTTTAAAGATAATTATATATATTTTAATTTCATAAAAAATGAATTTATAACTAAAGAAAAAAAAGATTATTTAAAAAAAACTATTACAAAAGAAATGTTCTCTGAAATCAATACATTTGATCCCGACAAACCCAATGTTGACGATATTAATTCAGAGAATATATCTAAACATATAGTCAGGGAATTAAGAAAACCACCTACCTTTGATAATATAATTTCATTATATAGAATCTGGTACACATTTATAAATATTCAAGTAATATTAATCAATTTTTTAGGTATTGATCTTGATAATAATTATAAAGAAATAGAATCAAAAATGTTTGAATATTTAAAAGAAAAAATTAATATATTCAAAATAATAAACGATTTACAAAATGCTCCGGAGGGATCATCAATTAAAAATAATGAAAATATTGATCATATTAATACTTTATCCGATGATACTGAACCAACGAATGTAAAAAAATATTATACATCTGTAATTAGGAATCTCTCAGAAGAATTAAACTTAAATATGATAGTAAAACTTTCAGATTATTATGAATTTTTAGTAGGAATAAAAGTAAATCAATTAAATAAAAACAATAATGATTCAGAAGTAGAAAATAACTTTTTAAAATATGAAAACTACGTTGAGTTATTTGATAAAGATACCGATGTATCATCGGGTAACACATCGGGTAACAATTATTTTGATTTGGACGATAAAATAAATATGATTAAAAGAGGATCTGAAGAATATGGACAATTATATTATTTAAATATACAAAATATAAGAGGAGAAGGAGAACCTCGTAATATAAGTGAATGGAAAAATCCATTACAAGATAATCCAGAATTATACTTTAGTAAAGAGGAAACATATGAATTAATTTCAGGTAAATGGAAAGAATCATTAAAACCCGTTAATAATATTGATATTGATAAAATTTTTAAAGATCAAGATGATAGAGAAAGTGAAAAAAACCCATTTTTAAAATACATATATAGAATTATACCAAACAAATATTTTTTATATCAAGGTTTATCTGATTATTATTTAGAGTATAAGATATATGAACCAAACCTCAAGGAAAGTAAATATCTTTTTAAAAACGAACTAGATAATTCATACGAACATCCAATTCTTGATGTTAATAATCAAGTATGTTACGAAATAAAAAGATATATTTGGAAAACTAAGAATTGTAATACAACCTTAAATAATATATTTAATCAATTGGGGATTAAAATTAAAATAGAAAAATGGTTTAAAGGTTTTTTGGAAGTTGAAGAATTTGGGTTATTAAATGACTATAAAATACATTCAGTATATTATACGAAAAAAATAGATAATGATAATTTTATTAAAATAATTATTCCAACTAATACTGATATTATAGGTTGTTATCACGTAAATTTATTGAATCGAATACTTTATTTAAAAGAAGGGGGCGAATTTTCAATAGATATTTTAAAAGAAGAAAATATAAATAGTGAAAAAATAGTTGAAGATAGAAAAAAAATAATTACTGAAATTATTAATGGTAATAAAGAAAGAACAATTCATCATAAAAGTAGTGGTTTTTTTAACAGAAATAAAGGACAAGATATAATAAAAGAAGTAGAAAAAAATGATGTAATGGGTGGTGGTAAGAAGAAAAAAACATTATCAATCCAAAAAACAAAAAAATCCCTTAAAAAAATAGTTTCAAATGATGAAAGAGATAAAAAATCCCTTAAAAAAATAGTTTCAAATGATGAAAGAGATAAAAAATCCCTTAAAAAAATAGTTTCAAATGATGAAAGAGATAAAAAATCCCTTAAAAAAATAATTTCTAAAAATGAATCTAGGACTAAAAAGAAAATAAAGAGAAAAATAAAAAGAGATACAAAAAAGAATATTAAAGTAATACTAAAGTAATATTAATTTTTTAAAAAAAAATATTTTATATAATATAAAATGAATAATAATGAATTAATGATGATTTTATTGGCTTTTGCCTTAGGTTATATGTTTTCAGGAATATTAAAACAATTGTCTGGTTGTCAAGTAATTGAGGGACTCGATGATGATGATGAATATAATGAAACATCCTTAGATAATAATGGCGTATCTATACCTACAAAAGGTCAGGGTACATACAAAACTGGACCAGGGGAATATATGTATGATATTAATCGTGATAAAGAAGATATTCAAGATTCAATTATAACTAAATTGAATAGTTTACTTGATGAAAAAGATAAAATATCTACGATAGAAAAGAGGATTGACTATAGTCAATGTGGTAGACAGGGTGAAAATAATAGAAAAGATGGTTTTTATCCATGCATGCGATGTAAACTTCCTCCTGGAGCGAAGGGTATTATCAACCAAAGAAATGGCGGATGCGATCCAAATTTAAAAATAGACGATACTTTAGCAGAACAATTTAACGTTAATACAGCTGGGAATCCTGGATCCAATTACAGTTTCGTCCCCGCCGGGGGAAAAACGGGGTGTGGCAGTGCGAACGGAAAGTGTGGAGTAGTATGTAATTCTCAAGGGAAATCAAATCCTGATGCTGGAATGCTATGTAGTATGTAATTACGAAAAAATACCTACTTAAAAACAAATAATATAATATATTATATTATAAATGACTGAACTAAATGAAATCGCGTTAAGTAATTTAAAACTGTTAAATAATCTAAATCATAATTTAAAAGAATGTCAATTGGTTATTGAGGGAAATAAATTGAGTGAATCATCAGATGAAAATTATGATAAAATTGTAAATTTAAGAGAACTTGAATACCCTATTTACTATACATTTAATCAAATCTTGAATTCGATTAGATATTCTAATTTATATAAAATTGAAGGATATTCTACAAAAGATTTATTATATTTAATGGATAATGCTATTGATTCTATTGTAGATATGCTCGAGAATACAGAAGAAGATCCTAATCATGATAATTTTACAGATATAATAGATGATATAGATGAAAAATTTATAGTTCTAAGAAATAGATATGAAACCTGCTCTATTTGGAGAGTATCAGAAACATTTAATGATTATTTAGATACATTTTGTGAAACATTAAAAGAATGTCACCGTTATCTTTATTTTACAAATACTAAAGATAATGATTTATTTTTAGAAACATTTCAAGAAAAAATTAATAGTGAAACAGGTGAAGAAAATCCGAATTTAGTATATGATGATACTGATATTGATACAGATAATGATGAAATAAAAAAAGAAAATTAATTATAAAATATTCGGTATATATCTAGGTGCTGCTGTTTTGTAGATTGATGCTTTAAAATGTCTATCACCTATATCACCCATATCTACCATATCACCTTTATTTATTTCTTTACAACCCCTTTCTTCAGTACAATCTTCTCCTCCAATATAAACCGGTATTTTGGTTGCCAAATGTGAATCTAAACTTGTGAAATAATTCCATTGATTTGATCCTCTATAAGTTTGTCTTCCATATAAAGGTTTAATATTTTCATCTCCTTCTCCAGATAATATTCCAACCTGTTGATATTCTGGTGGTTCTCCTCTTGTAGGGACATTAATCTCCATATCTTCTCTATCCATATATTTAGAATCATAATATTTTTTAGGTTCTTCTATTTTTGGTTTATGATGACGCCTATGATGACGTCTAAGATTATGTCTAGGTCTATTATGATAGTTATTAATATGAATATCAGTATCTTTATCTTTAGAATTTTGATAAATAAGATATAAAATCCCCAAACCAATTAACAATAAAAAAAAATTATCTTTTTTCTTTGCCATATACTATTTATAATAAAATAAATATTAATTAAGTTATTCAATTGCTAATACTTTTATAAGAATAATTGGATTTGTTTTAATAGAAGATATTGTAAATCATGGAGTTTATTATTCTTACGGTATCGTAATCTCATCAGAGTAGGATACAACCATTTCAAGTTTTGAAAAGCACTATTTATTCTATCAATAAATTGTTCTGAAGTCACGACCTCCTCAGAGACCAGTAGATCTTCTTTTTTCAGTCATTTTTTTCTGTCGAATTATGATCTATAAAAGAGTATGGGGATTGTGTCATGAACTCGAAATTCAGTTTTTTAGTCTTTTTATTCATTTCACCTATGATATTCACCGTGTCTTCATCAGGAAGCTTGGTTACCCTCTCGACGAGGTATTTTACTAGAGAAATTATAGTTTCACGATCTATATTCATACTAATCGCTGTATCTAACAATTCAACTATGATATTCCCCGTGCCTTCATCAGGATGCTCGGTTTCCCTCTTGACGAGGTATTTTACTAGAGAAATTATAGTTTCACGATCTATATTCATACTAATCGCTTTATCTAACAATTTCATCCCAGACAGAGAGGTGTACTCTGTTTTTTCCTGTCGAGGACCCAGAGTCACGTCTGGATTTTTTATTCTCTTATTAATCTCCAATTTTAAAGATTTCGCTTTTGATGATTCGGTAGATGAATTTATAGATGTTGATCCATCTTTTCCACTACTTGCTGTCACACTCTTCTCCCCTGATTTTCTCTTTAAGAAATTATCTAACCTATCTTGATATTCTTTGACAATTTCCGGGGTCAATCCCTTCTCCCCGCTGAGCGCCATTTCGATCATTTCTTCAATTTGTTTTTTGTCGTGTTCGATCCGCTCTTCGCCACCCGGGTAAAATTCGCTTTCAATGTCTTCTAATGCACTATCTAAGCGCATCTTCTTATGCTCAGGCTTCGAATCGGCGAATCTTTCGTACCCCAGCACGTTAGGAAAACCGGCAGAGGCAGATGAATCGGTTTCTACGGCTGTTTCAACAACAGGAACATCAGGGACATCAGGAACATCTCCTAATTTCTCCTTATTATCCTCTGAGGATTTTTCTTCGGTAGATGGTTCGGTTGATTGGGCAGATGATTCATCTAGCAGCATTTCTGGTCCATCTCCTCTCCCGCCTTCTTCTTCAACTACGCCACCCCTTTGGTTTCTTCTTCGAGACCTTCTTTTAGTTTTTTGTTGTCTTCTAGAAAATATACCCGCGAATCTTCCTCGACTAGTTCTCTTTGTTCTCTTTTTAGATTTACGTTTTGTTTTTCTAGAAGACTTTCTAGAAGATTTATTAGACTTTCTAACAGATTTTCTGGAAGACTTCCTTGTTGATTTTTTGAAACCTAAAGATTTTTGAACGGAAGATTCTAATTTTGACAATTCTTTCGGAACAAGACTTTCAATTGAGGATTCTAATTTTGATAATTCCTTGGATAATTTTAATTGTGGTTTTTTATTTTTCTTTGATTTCTTTTTCTTTTTAGTTCCATAATGAGTTTTCTTGGTATTCTTTTTCTGCTTTTGTTTCTTCTTTTTTCCACCGCCATAATAGTAATCAGTCATCTATTATATACTAACATATAAATAAATTTTACTTAAATTTGATATGTATTTTGATATATACTTAAATATATTACTAAATATAAATAATAATGGTGAATTTCAATATCGTTGTTTCTGTAAATCAAAATAACATTATAGGTGTTAATAATGATTTATTAATATCAAGCAAAGATGATTTACACAATTTCTATTTAATTACAACTAATCAATACCCAGAAGGACCATTAAATAAAGTTATAATGGGTTATAATACTTGGTTAAGTTTACCCGATAATGTGAAACCTTTGAAAAAAAGAATGAATATTGTTATTTCAAAAAATAACAAAGATAAAATAAAACAAACAGAAACTTTAAAAGTGTTTGAAAATTTATATCATTGTTATAAATGGTGTGAAGAAAATAATAGTGGTCGTAACTTTATTATAGGAGGCGGACAATTATTTGAAGAAAGTTTAAAAAGTGAGTTTATAAATATAAATATAATTTATTTGACTAGATTTTATGATGGATACAGATATCAATTTTTAGATAAAAAAAGAGACAATGTTAAGTTTTTACCAACAAATATATTGGATTATACGGAAACAATTTCATCAAAAGTTTATAACTTAGATTGTAATGTTTATACAAAAGAAAGAAATTATAAAACAGAAAAATTAGAAACTCATTTTATAATTTACCAAAATAAATTAAATGTTAATAATGAAGAAAAACAGTATTTAGATATCTTATTAAAAATTCTTAAACAAGGGACATTAACTGAAACTCGAAATGGAAATACTTTAAGTTTATTTGGTGAAAAGATGGTATTTGATATGAGCAAAGGATTTCCTCTTTTAACAACTAAAAAAATGGGTTATAAAACTATCTTAAGAGAACTTCTTTGGTTTATAAGTGGTTCAACTTCTAATCAAAAATTAAAAGACAAAAATGTTCATATTTGGGATTTAAACTCAACAAGAGAATTTCTTGATTCGAGAGGTTTAGATTATGAAGAAGGAGATCTCGGTCCCGTGTATGGTTTTCAATGGAGACATTCTGGTGCTGAATATAAAGATTGTAATACAAATTATAAAGGTCAAGGTGTAGATCAATTACAAAATATAATTGATTTGATTAAAAATGAACCAAATTCAAGAAGAATTATTATGAATGCTTGGAATCCATATGATTTAGATAAAATGGCATTACCACCTTGTCACGTGATGTGTCAGTTTCATGTTAATACAACAGATAAAACTTTAGATTGTCAACTTTATCAAAGATCAGGTGATATGTTTTTAGGTGTTCCATTTAATATTGCTTCTTATTCATTCCTTTTACATATTATTGCCGGAATTACGGGATATAAACCTGGAAAATTAATCCATATTTTAGGAGATTGTCATATTTATAGTGAACACATTTCATCAGTAAATGAACAATTAGGGAGAGTCCCTATTAATTTTCCTAAATTAAAAATAAATGAAAATATATTCAATAAAAAAATTGATGATATTACCGAAGATATCTTTCAGATTACAAATTATAAATCTTATGATAAAATTAGTGCCCCTATGATTGCTTAAAGACATTTGTTGCTAAATTATCTGCCATTTGATTTCCCATTGAATGATCATCTTGTAAATTAGTATGTGCTTTAATATATTGAAATTGAACATTTAATTTTTTATAGAGAGAATATATTTTTCTTAGAATATCTATATTTTTTTTGTTTTTTAAATTATCTTTTTTTAACCAATCTGGGAACCATAAAGTAATACATTGAATAGAATATTGTGAATCTGTAAATATAATAATTTTATCATTGATATTATTTTTATCACACAATTCTAAAGTCATTAAAATTGCTATTAATTCTGCTTTATTGTTTGTTGGTTTTTCAATATCCAACTTTAATGATACATCTTCTAATTTTTGTTTATTTTTAGGACTAAAATGAATTCCAACACCTGCTTTCGCATTATGTGATCCGTTATTCGAACATGCTCCATCGGTATAAATAATAAATGTATCTTTTTCTATTTTAATTGGTTTTATATTTTGAACAATTAATTTATTAACTTCTAAATGGAGATCTTTAAATCTAATTTTAAACCATGGTTGAGTATTTAACCATTTTAGATATTGTTCGTCTCTTTTATAAACATCCTCCAAAAGAACATTTTGATATTTACCAAATGTTAACATATTTATTATTTAATAATAATAAATTTGATTGTATTTATCAAATTTAAAGTTAATATAAAAAAGTAAATTTTAAAATGACTTGTAATATTTGCCAAGATGCCTATGGGTTTACTTTTGGATGTGATTGTGCTTTCTTAATGTGTGATAAATGTGCGCATAGAAATTTTGAATCTAATGAAGAAAAATGTCCTCATTGTAATAAATCAGTAAGAATAAATACTTTCTTTTCAGGAAAAATTATGGAAATAAGTGAATATGATATATATTCGCCACCGGAAAACTATAAATTAATAGTTTATGACGATGATAAAATAAATAAAGAAAACTTTTATGAAAACATAACTCATGATAAAATGGGAAGATCGACTATTGATAAAAATAAACTTATTAAACTATCTGATTTTTCAAATTTAAATGAAAAATTACCCATTAAAGAATATGATAAATTTATTTACACCTGTGGTCCATGTGTATTAATAAATCCACAAGGCGGTATGTCTCATGGTCAGTGGTATGATGATTGTTTGATGAATATATCCGATTATAAAAATGTTATTAATGAAAGAAATACAGAAATGATAATGAGTTGTGATGTATTTACATTAACAATTAATGATGATAATAATTGCTTCTGTTCTTATGGTGAATGGGGTCAAGCTTTACATTTAAACAAAGTTCTAATATTAAATGTTAATAAAAATAATGAACAATTAAAAGAATATCATATGTTTGCCATTCAAAGTTTGAAATCATTTGAACAAGTTCTTCATACTAAGAGAGAATTTATTATCCGATATAATCCAACAATCTATTTCGAAGATTTTAAATCTTATAAAGAATATATGAATTATATTATAGGTCTTAAATAGGTGCCCCTCCAACTGTATTATTATCACTCATTTCAACCATATCTACTAATGCTGTTTGACTAGAAGATTTTTTTATTTGACCGAATTTATATTTCATATAAACAAGTGATCCTTCTAATGTTATTACTGATAAACAATTTAACATTATTGGATATTGTTCATGAACTATTGTATAAAATAAAAAACAGGAATTTGCTGTTATATTAATTGCCATAGTTTGACTTGAAAGATCTCCTGCTGATTGTGTTTTATAAGTTTTATATACTTGTGGGACTCTAGAGAATAATCCACAACAAGTTCCAATTATTGAAACAACATTTGCTACTTGCTCAATTGTAAACATCACTATAAATTATATTATCAGTATCGTTTTAAATATTATCACAAATTTTTTCTAAAATATCTTTATCATTACATACTGAATAAAAACATCTCGTTAATACTAATTTTTTCTCATTTTTTTGTTTCATACTATTTAATTTTATTTCTATTAATTTGTATATATTTTCTCTATAATTATGCCACATTTTGAAAAACATACAATCATGTAAATATTGTCTCATTATTAAATCATCTATAATGGGTTCTAATACTTTTTCATCAACTTTATCTTTAAAGTGTTGAACGATCTCTTTTTTGATATCCATTTATTATTAATTATGAATTATAGTTTAAATAAAAATTTGATAATTAATAATTTATTTTATTAATTATAAATTATGGAAAATAAAATGTATAAATTTATCCTTGGTGATTGCTTGGATTCACTAAAAATGATAGAAGATAAAACAGTTGACGTAGTTGTAACTAGTCCCCCATACAATATTGGTTTGAAATATAATAAATACAAAGATAAGAAACCACGCGAACAATACTTGGAATGGATATATGATATATTTTTGGAATTAAAACGCGTTCTAAAAGATGATGGGCATATTTTCCTGAATATGGGATATACGAATAAGGATCCATGGATTTCAATGGAAGTTGCACTGAAACTTAAGGATTTATTTGTTATGCAAAATAAGATTACATGGGTAAAATCAGTTTCAATTGGCGATGATAAAGATGACACACACGGTCATTTTAAACCGATTAATTCTGATAGGTACATCAACGTTACAAATGAAGATATTTACCATTTTACAAAGACAGACAAAGTGAAGATTAACAGGGAAGCTGTGGGTGTCCCTTATAAGTGGAAATGTAATTTAATTGATCGTAAGACAGGTAAACCTAGAATTAATAAGAAAACAGGTCTACCTGTAGAAGATAAGCGTTGCAAAGGTAATAGTTGGTTTATTCCATATGATACTATTAATTCAAAAAAAGAAAGAGGTGAACATCCAGCAACTTTCCCTGAAGGACTTGTCGAACATTGTATTAAAATTTCAGATGTAAAAGCGGGTGTTATCCTTGATCCATTTATTGGATCGGGGACAACTGTTAGAACAGCTAAAAAAATGAATGATAATATTGAGGAATATAATCTATCTGGAATTGGTATGGACATTGATGAAAAGTATATTAATTATTGTAATGAGAGTATTGTTGATTAATCTTCTACACGGAATGTTAACCACATTACATTAGTTGGATTCACAAAGGAACCATCTATAAATTCCTCGCACGCTATATCCAACGAATAATCGTATGATTCACCTTTTTGAGAACTTGCTTTTCTATTATCATGATTATTACTAAAAGTTTGAAACCTTCTACCATTTCCCTCTCCACCACAATATCTTCTGATAGTTTTAATACATCTTTCAGATAAATCTATCTTATTACGATTATTATAATCTTCCCAGAGAATATATTCGGGATTTGTTTTATATTCTTCAAAAATTTCATGTATTCTCTTATAAGCGACCTTTTTTTTTTCGTCTTCTACTCTTGGCAATTTACCCTTTTTAAATGAATATGATTTTAGTAAATCCATTATTTCAGTTAATAGTTCATCATTTAGGATAGTAATCTTTACAGGGATAGTTGAAGGTGATTTTGAAAAGTCTGTTATATTATATCTTTCTACATCTGCTTCTTTTAATTTATTGAAAGTATCAATATATTTTACAACTGATTTATGTATTTCTTTGGTTGTATATAAGTCGCATGGTTTACAATAATCAGCATGCCCGTGATCTCTACCCATCAATTGTAGTAATTTATTAATTTGTTTTGCATGATAAGAAGATATAATAACATCTGTAAAATTAAATCCATTTGTATTAAAGGTAACTCCTCTTTCAATTGTATTATAACCAGTTATTGCCAATGATTTAGTGGGATTTAATTGATTCCATTTCCTTAGAGTATCCATCATTTGTGGTTTTTTTTTAAAATGTTCTTTTTCAAAAACTTCCAATGGAGTCCTTGCTCCATTCGGTTCAACAAAACCTTTAAATTTACCATTATGTAGTAATACTGTAAAACCCTCATTAGTAAATACTTCTGTCATTTCTTCGTGTGCACGGCGTGCAATTTCTGCTGGTGCGAATATAATTTTCCTTTCATCTAAATCAATATACTTTTCTAATATTTCCTTCACATATTCTACAGGCATAGAATCGCTTTCATTATAGATAATAGCATCATCTTTCATACTTTTGTATGCTCTCACTAAATCCTCATGTTTAGGACGAGGAAAATCTTTTTCTAAGTCAGTATCTAAGTTTTCGAACTCAGGGACTCCAAAACTTCTAATTGTATTAAATAAATCTTTAGTAGGGGTTGCTGTAATATATATTATTTTATTTATGAGTTCATATTGATTACAACCATCAGTGCGTGGTGTCATGTATTCGCGTCTGTTAAGATCTTTTAAGAAAACTTTAAGAAGACCTGTTTGTTTATCTATTTCGTCAAAAGCAATGTCAAAACGAATAATGATATCCTGTCTTGGAGAATAACTCAAATGACTAAATGCTTTGAATATTTCCCTACAAGTTTTAATCCTAGTTCCATTAGTACACATAACTATTGCACCTGGTAAATCATCTATATGACATTCTTTCATATAATTAATTAATTCTGATGAGTTTGAATAATCTGCTGTTTCTTTACTAGAAACAATAACTACCTTAAAACCAACTAATCCGTCTCCTAGACGTATAGTCCATTGTTCCGTTTCTGCTAAACTATTATTTGTCAATATTATAGGGATAATTCGTGTCCCAGGAACAGAGTCATCATTTATTTGAAGGTATTCTATCCATTGTTTTTGAGATTGCTTTATACTATTTATTGTTTTTTGAGTTTTACCCAAAGTAAATTGCATCAATTCCGTATTAAGCACGTGCCTAATATTTTTAACATAATCCGACATTGTTTATTATATTTGTATAGTGGTACGTCTTTAAATATTTTGGGGGTTGGTACCAAAAAAAATATCAAATTTTAAAATTGTAGTAAGAATAATTGTAGTATAGAAAGTTACTCAATACCATTAAAATCATCCAAATAATCAATCAATTTTTGTTTAAGGATATTGTGTTTTGCTCGACCTCCTAGATTATTCTTGGTACACAACTTTTGTAATTCTTTATATTTCATTTTATCCAAATCTTCTTTAGTATAATCAGGGGGTTCAAAAACACTATAAATGATTTTGTTTGAAGCGTTCCATTCTTGCTTCAATGTCAGTTCAAGGTCATATAGGTCAATTACAATTGGTTCGTCACCTTTTGATAGTTTTCCATCATGGTGCTTGAAACATACAAGCAAATGTGGTTGAGATTTCTTAATTTTTGTAAGCGTTGAAAGATAAAATGAACGAAAACTAGTATCCATACTTTTTGAATTTGCCACTTTGCACTCTAAATAATATTCAAAAATACAATTCACTAAATCTGGATAACCAGTTGCTTGACCAAGACCAGTGAGTTTTCCCCCCGAAGATTCTTTCAAAACATTCTCCATATCATTACCACATTCATTATACCTCTTTCTTGGTTTACCATCATTACCAATGAATACATTTCCATTTACATCAATTTGATGATCTCTTGCTAAAACTGCATTCATTTTAGCTTCATCCATTTGTTCTGGTGTTGCCTTCAGAACACGGTAACCCGTATCTTGAAATACTATCTCTCTGAAAAGTTTCTTATCGCCGTGTTTTGGGCATTTTTTTAGTTTTTCATTTTCTTTTTCAAGATTTTCTTTCTCTTTTTCAAGATTTTTAATTTTTTGCTTAATTTTTTCATAATCTGCTTTAATTGTCACTATTTCAGGTTCCATTTTTTTTACCGATTAATTAATTTATCTATTTATTGATTTATCGTTTCAATATAAATCAAATTTATTTAAAGTATTACCTAGATGCCAGATATATTGGGATGAGTTATTTTTACACAGTTGACGGTGTAATGATTCACATCTATCTAAAAGAGAGAAGAAAAAATATAAATTATTTACATATTAAAAAAGATAAAGATTCACCTATTACTCTTAAGAAAGCATTAACAGAAATGATGAATCATGAATTTTATTCAATAGATAATAAAATTACAAGTGAAAATTTTGATCATATATTTTTAGAAGATATTTATAATGGTAATCCAAATTCAATTCAATTTGAAGTTTTTCTTGGTAGTTAAATTTGATAATTTATTGATAATTTTTATCAAAACAAATCAACGATGTCTTACGAATACGAAAAATACCTCACAACTCCTGAAAATGTCAAAGATACTGTCCTCAGATATGGGGCAGCAATTGTCCCTAGTGTCTTAGATTCTTCCGAAATCGAAAATATGAAACTAGGCATGTGGTCTTATCTTGAAAACACAACTCAAAACTTTGAAAGACCTATCGATAGAAATGATCCTAAAACATGGGTCGAATATCAGAAATTATATCCAAAGCATAGTATGCTTCTTCAGCAATATCAGATCGGTCATTCTCAATTTGTGTGGGATATTCGTCAGAATCCAAAAGTTGTTAACATCTTTTCTCAAATTTGGTCTGAAAAACCAGAAGATCTTCTAACAAGTTTTGATGGTGCATCATTTCATTTTCCACCCGAAGAAACAAATAGAGGTTGGTATCGTCAAACTTGGTATCATACTGATCAAAGTTATTTTAGACCTGATTTTGAATGTATTCAGAGTTGGGTCACAGCATATGATGTTCATGAAGGAGATGCTACATTGGCATTTATGGAAAGTAGCAATGTTTATCATAAAGAATTTCAAGAAGTAAACAAAGTATCAGATAAAAGTGATTGGTATAAACATACACGAGAGGAACAATATTTCTATGAAAAGAAAGGTTGTGAAGAAAAACGAATTAAATGTAAAGCAGGTGATATGGTATTTTGGGATAGTAGAACTATTCACTGTGGTACTGAACCAATTAGAAAAAGAAAAGAACAAAACCTGAGAAATGTTGTTTATGTTTGTATGAAACCGAGAAAATATGCTACAGAAGCAAATCTTCGAAAAAAAAGAAAAGCATTTGATGAACTTAGAATGACAACTCATTGGCCTCACAAACCTAAATTATTTCCTGTAAATCCTAGAACTTATGGAGGACCTCTTCCAAACGTTGTTCCTGTTCCTAAACCAGAACTAACTGAATTAGGTAAAAAGATTGCCGGTTTTTAATAAGTTATTAAATTAAAAAACATCTTATTTTGTCCAGGAGTATTATTCTCTTCATTATTGTTACCTGTGCTACAACCTCTAATCCCTGTATAGTGAGGTACACCGTTACACCATGATGGAGCAAATAATAATGCTGCTAATATTAGTAATGTTATTACCCACCAATACTTTTTAATTGTTCCTTCCATTTTTTTACCTAAATCTTTCATATTTATTTATACTATTAACTAGAAAAAAATTTGATAGTTTTGATTTTTGTTAAACCATAATATAAACAAAGAAATAAACAAAGAAATAAAAAAGAAATAAACAAAGAATATAACTTACAAACACAACCTAACAAAACTACTTTCTTCTACACGACAAAAGTATGTCTCGCGATTCAATCATCACAAACAGCGTCGGTATCCAGGGTAAGATCATTGGTAAGACAGAAGAATTTCGCGAAGTCAAGAAGATTCCTGTTAATGAAAAAGAAGCAAAGGAATATGGTTTCACAGATGAACAAGTAAAAGATTTTGTCAAAGAAAGCAAAAAGGAAGGGGGGATGTCTATCAGAGATCAGAGTCTAAATGAAATTATCAAGGGAGTTCCAAAACAACTTCTACATTGCACACGCGTCGAAGGTGTTGAACCTACAAAGCAACCTGTGGTGATCAATGTAGATTATGATTTGGACAAGGGCATCAAGCATGTCACAACAAAGAAAGAAAAGCATTATTATAGTGATCCTAAAGAAAAAGGAGAATCAAATAAATACAAGATGACGGTCATTACAGAAGAACGATTTCCAGAAAATATTTCACAACATGAAAAAGAGTGTATGGAAAAGAATAACTTAATGGACAAACTTCAAAAGGAAGTAGATGAAGTTGATCTTGATACTATCAAGGATAAGGAAGATATTCTGAAGTTTGCCAATGGTAATGGGGGTATTAGCAATACAGAAAAGAAGCGTAGGGCAGTCCTTCTTCTAAAGAGACTAGACCCGGTTCTAAAGGAAAGATTTGAACAAGAAAAGAAGGAATACAAAGAAAAGAAGGCAATCATCTGGACCAATGAATCTGGAAAGGGTAAGTCAGAACTTCTAAATGAGATTAAGAAAATGTCTATTCCATATTATGAACGACCCCGAATCACATCTCTAGAGATTTCTAACCTTTAAATCTCAATAACATAATCTGTATTATAAATTATAAAAGTTATAAACAAACCAATCACACAAATTTTTATTGTAGTTTCTTGAGAAACTTTTTTTTGAATCAAATAGATATCGAACAATTTAAAAGAAAATATCCAAATTAAAATATGAAGAAATAAAGAAATCCAATATTTTGTATCTTTCATTTATATTATAAGTAATTATTAAATTCTTCTTCAAATAAGTCCAAAGGCAAAGGACCTATTTTTAAAAAAAGTTTATGAAACTCTTTATAATTTTCACCATATTTTTTGAAATATTTATTCCTTAATTCTAAAATAAATAATTCACCTACTTTATATGTTATTGCTTGTCCAGGATCACATATATATCTATAAATTTCATTTTTGATGACTTGATCATCAAGTGGTAAATATTTTTTCATATACAAGAAAGTTTTTTCATAAGACCATCCATAATAATGAATTCCTGTATCTACTACTAATCGAACGCATCTATGTAAATTATAAATAAGTTGCCAAAAATATTCATAATCATTTTTAGGTTTTAATAAACTTTCGCAATAAAGACCCCAACCTTCACTATAACATGTGAAATCTGATAATTTATGATATAAAGGTCTTTCTTTTTCTAAATTTTTTTTTAATTCATAATGATGACCTGGAATTCCCTCATGTAATGTTAAAACAGGTAATTCATGTTTATTAATTATTGAAGGATTTAAAGCATTGATATAATAGGTTCCATTTTTATTACTATTTAATTCTGGCAATTGATAATAAGCAGAATAATATTTATCTTCTTTGGGAACACATTTAATAGTATAATAATCTTTTTTAGTTATTTTATCATCGAAATATTTAGAGAATACTTCTTTAATCTGAGATTCTCTTAATTTTTTTATTTCGTTTAGTATTTGTGTTTTGTCTTTCATTTTTGAAGAAGGATTATTTTTCATATGAATAATAAATTCATTATATTCTCCTTTAAATTTTCTTTTTTTTTGTAAATCAATTATCTTTTTTATAACTATAGATATTTCTTTTAATCCTAAATTATGTATTTTTTCTGGAGTATTATTTTTAATATATGAATCAACTATATCTCTATAAAATTTTTTTCCAGTTTTACAAGAACTTAAACCAATATTACAATTACAATGTTCAATATATTCATCTATTAGAAAATTGAGTATTTTTTGTATTGATGATATGATATTGCTTTGAATACTATCTAAAAATTCTTTTTTAATTTTAGAAGGTATTTTTCTATAATGATTAAATTCATTTTCATAGTTATTATTTATTAATACTTCTTGTAATTGAGTTATAATACTCTGAACAATAATTTTCTCAATTGTCATTTTATTTTTTATCCCTTTTTTCATATTAGAAATCATATCATTACATATCGATTTACATTTCTTCATTCTAGAAATAAAATCTTTATAACTTTGAATATCATTAAATTCATAACCATTATCTTTTGAATTTATAACGGTTATAAAATCAATAAATATATTGTTTAAATGAGATAACGGAAAATATTCATCTTTAAAATATAATGTTTTAAAATAATCTTTTAAATCTCTTTTCATCAATCTTTCATACAAATTTAAATTGTTCTTTTTCTCAACAAGATTTAAATATTTTTTGTTTAATTTTATTTCTTTATTTTTATAATCTTTGGACAAATAATTTGACATATGACCCCTTAAATGATTATATTGATCATCTTTTATAAAATCATTCATTGTTGGATTTAATAATATTAATTCGTGTATATATTTATCATATAATTCCATACTATTACATTAGATTTTAAATATCATTAACATCAACAAAAAAATCTTCTTCTTCTGATTCAGATTTTTCTTCTTTTTTTTCTTCTTCTTTTTCTTCGTCATCTGATGGCATATCAAATGTAAATTGAACATCATCTGAAAATTCATTATCTTCATCTAAATTTATATTTTTAGGGAATTGACCTTGATTTTTTAATTTTTGAACTTCATCTTCTTCATATTTATGAATAATACTACACTTACTATCCTGAAAATCCCATAGAGATACAAGGACAATATCATGTAACATTATTCTTGTTTTTCTCTTAATATTTCCAGCAGCAATTCCTAATCTTTCTGTGCCATCAAAACATAATAAAACATACCGACCATTTCCATTTACCTTTTTTATTTTAGCATATTCTTGATCTTCTTTAGGATCTTTTAAAATTAATTTACGATCAAAATTATCTGTTTTTTTTCCTCTTTTATGTTTTTTTCCTCCTTTTTTATTACCACCCGGCATAGTTATTGATTACATTATTATATTATAATTTGTTTTTAAATATTTGAACCATCATCATCACTACAGAAACCACTATGCATACTAGTATAAAATCCCAAACCAAAAAACATAGCATAAGATGAAAATAGAAGTATTGTTATACCACAATTTTGTAAACATTTATTCTTATTTTCACCAGAAGTATCGAGTAGATTTTCCATATCAGTTGCCTGAGTCTTTCTTAACATCATATAATTAATCTGTCAATTAATTTTTAAATATTAATGGAATATTCAAATTTAAAAACAAGAAACTAATTATATATATAAGTGATGGGCAGTTTAAATGAACCAATTAATAATATTGAAACTAAATTTAATGATAAATTGGGTCATTCTGAAAAAATATGTTATTTAAAACCTAAATTATTTTCACAGTTAATTTCTGTATTAATAATTTTTGATGCCCTTATGTTTTTTACACAAACATTTTTTAGATGGGGTGCTCCTTGTTTCTTATGGTGGAATTATATATCAACAACGATTACATTTTTATTAGGTCATGGTATTCGTTTAATCGGTATTCCAATTGGTATTTTTGGATTTTATAGTATTCGTAGAAAAAATCTAGATGGTATTAGATTATTATTCTTTTTCTTATTATTTTCTTCATTTATTTCAGCATTAGATATATTTTTGTCTTTATTTGAGGTTCATAATGTTTGTAATAGTAAAGAAATAAAAGAGTGGAATGATTGTAGTCATGAATGGGGAAAACAAGAATATATTTGTATTAATGATAATAATATTGAATGTTTAGTAGGATTAGTATATGATAATATGGAAAGAGACAAACAAAAATGTTTAGAAAATAATTGTCGTTATATTAAAAATACAAACTTAGTTAAACCACAATGTTGTGATGATTCATTATGGAATTATCATAATCCCTGTTCAAGAGATCCTCAAATTAGAAATAAAATTTTTGATACAAATTGGTGTGAAAATTTTTCTGATTTTTATGATATTGGAGTTCAATTTGCTACAAGTGCTATTTTATTAGGATTTACATATGTCGTTCATAGTTATAAAATATTAATGAATGAAGATTTAAAATTCACACCAAATCCTATGGGAGAAGAATAAATAATTTTTTTTATATTTATATAATATAAAACTATGGACGATAATTTTTATGTTTATTTATTATTTTCTTTTATTTTGGGATATCTTTTTAATTCAATTATAAAGAAAATGTGTGGAACAAATATTGAGGGATTTAGATCGTTGACCGAGGAGGAGGAGGGTATCATTGATAAAATCATTACTGGAGAAATCTTTACTATGAGGGACCCGGAAATAGGTTCTCTCAATAGTATTTATGGTACAATTGGTAATGACAAGTCACCAGAATCTCCATGTGATTCTAAAAAATATTGTTATTACGTTGGTAAGGTGAGAGGAAGCGATGGATTATATCCTGGTCTCCCTGCCTTTAAAACTTATAAGTGGGATGTAAAAACAGAAGCAGTAGTGGACGATGATACAAGTGGACCAATACCGTGTGAACATGATTTCGATTGCTGTAAGACGAGTTCCTCATGTACTAGGCGTTTACGAGACGGTAGTGGCAGCGCAGAAGGAAGGGCGAAACAAAACTTTCCGAACACTGGAATCACATGTAAACCACAGCAATGTTCGGTTAAGGGATCGGATGGGAATTTCTATCCGGCAGACTGTCTGGAGACTGGGGTGTGTCCATCAGGAGCGCCAAAATCAGGGGGGAATGATGAAAATAACCAAAAAGAAAATAAGGGAGAAAAAAATAGAGTGGTAGTAGATCAAGTTACATGCGATCTGTCCAAAGGCGGGAAGTGTCCGGGTCCGATTAGAAATGGTAATCCAACTTCTCAGGATTGCCCGCCATCAGAAGTTTGTCCACTTCTATGCACTGATGGCACAAATGCAATAAACGTGTCCGACAAGGAAAAAAACTACCAATGCGATCAGGGTTGGGTACCACGTACAAATACATATTACACTCCTTCAACTGACCCTAAGGTAGGTAAAGACCGATGTTGTATCGAAACTTGTGATAATTGGATAAAAAGATCATTTAAAGGAAAGAAATGTCCTGCTGGATCTAGAACGCGACCCGGGACAATACCATTTGATAGTAAAGGAATTCCTCAACCAGAAAAATGTTGTGAATATGCTACTGAGGAGGAAATAATAAATAACAACGGAGAATATGTGTGTGATCCAGAAGACCCTAAAAGTAAATGTCTTCTGTGCAATGAGGAGGTAACCACTGGGCAACCTGAACCTTATAAAATGGATCTTGGTGCTATTCACGGTGTTTCAGCAACAAGTTTCAAACTTAGCGAGCGCCTCAGCGATGATGAGCGGGATGAATTTAAGATAAATATGGATAAATGGAGCGAGTCAGAAGGGGATGATGTGTATGGTCTTCTGAATGGAGTGAATGTTAACTGGGAGATCCGTAGTGCTGTTCCGGATACTAGACACCCGTGTAGTTGCTTAATCGACTCTATCAAATCCACCTGCTGGGAATGCGGGGACGCCGGTCGCCCCGCCGATACTGGTAATAAATCATATATGGGTCCCGGAAAAAAGTGTGTTACAAGAGATTATTTAAAAAATAATGAATACCTGAAAACACTTAAAATACCTGAAAACACTTAAAATATAAAAGACATATTCATTTATTATGGATATTCATGGAGATAATTGTTATCATCAATTAGAAAAAAAAGAATCATATGATGATTACGGAAATTATAGTATTCAAATTGATATTACACAAATTTCATTAGAAAC